GGTCTTTAGGCTGAATCCCTTTCTTTGCCGGGTCATCGGGCTCCTCAGTAATGAAGCTGTTCCATGTTTTTTTATCCATATTGTTTACCAGTCAAACAAGAAATTATTACTTTTCGGTAGTGAGGACTGATGTCAGACATGTTTTTTACCTGCTCTAAATTGAAAAATCCGAATTCACTGTGTTCGTCACTTAGACTAACATCGTCTCTTGCAAACTCTCCTTCAAAAAATTCTTTATTTCCATGAGGCATGTGTAGGTCTACTACTCTGTCAACTATGAGGCCGGTCTCTTCATAAACTTCTCTTTGCAGACCATTTCGCAGAAGAAGAACCACGCCATTCCTATGCAATACAGCCTTGACTGATTTTGTGCCATCTTCGCCGCCTGTAGTAAAATTTTTAAAATTTTGTATTATAGTCGCCATGTTATTCCCGCGTGGCCCGTGAACTTCAAAGCCTTCTGATAGCCTTCTTTTTTTGCTTTCCGTAAAATATTTACTAGTGGCTGTCGCCTCAGGATCAAATCTACCAGTAATGTAATCAACTGCAGCTTCTGTTGAAAAATTTGGATCGAGATAGAGCATAATAGAATCATATAAGTTGTTAAACTTGCCTGTTGGCATCTGGATTATCTCGTTCATAACATACCAAGTATTAAGTTCCGAAAACTTTGAGTCTGCATATGCTTTTGGTGGTTTTGGTCTTGGCTCGCCTGCAGGCTTCTTTGTTCTCGCCTGTTTAGGTTTGGCAACCGGCGCTTCGGGTGTTGGGTAATATTTGTAAGCTGAGCCCTTCTTCCCGCGAGACGTAAGCGATCTTACACCAGGAACCGTGACTTTTCCTTTTTCGTTCTTGACACCAAGAAGAAACTTTCCTGCTTCTTCAAAGCCTTTTCCATCAATTTCGTCAAACAGGGTACCAAGCCAGCTTTTCTCTTCGAATTCTCTTTCAATGTCCGCAAGGTCTTGATTAATTTGTTTGATATTTCTTATAGAATCTTTAATCTGGTTGATGGCGAATTCAGTTGTAACGCCGAGACCCGGGTCGCCGGTTTGTCTAACTTGCATTGAAACCCACACGATTGCTTGTAACTCGTGTGGCAATAAGCCAAGCTTTTTTGCCTCTTGGGCTACAAGCCTAGCCATGTAACGATACGAAACAACATTCGACATTAATTTGCCTTTCAGGGCTTCCCATTCTTTTGACGTTGATGCTTTCTTTATCATCGGATAAAAGGCATCAATCATCCAAGTGTCAATTGTCGAGTTCCACATGTACATGTCGTTATAGGACATATCGCCGGTTTCTTTATCTCTTTCGCCAGCCAAATTTGGAGCAACTAAGTTTAATGCAAAGTTTGGAACTTTGCTCGCTTTAGTGAATCCTCTGGCCTCGCCGGGCTCACGCTTCTCCGCCCCAGGGAAAGTCTCAAGGTATTGCTTGAGCATATCGGGGTTTTCTGATGCGTCTTTTTGCACAGCTTTGAACATGAAGGCTGCTTCGGCTAGGTTGAGTGCGAACTTGGCCCTCGGTGAATATGTGGCTATTAATAAGCCTAACAAAGCAGAATCTCGATCATCGTTTGTTTCTTGGTCGAGAAGATCTCTAATGTTGTGATACCAGTCCCTGGCCTGGGTATATAATTCGCCTGTCTTTTTTGTTTCTTGAATCATCATCTGGAAGTCGTCGAGAACTTCTTGAGGCACTTTTAAAACATAGCCAGCTTTTTCAAAATCTTGAGCGGACATCTGGCCAATACCTTTCTCTGCGCCTTTAACAGCCCGAGGCCCAAATTTTTCTATATCTCCACCTGGGCCATAGTATTTCTGTCTGAGCGCTTCTAAATCGTCGTCTTGCTCAGCAACCATCTTCATCGGGGTTGCGTCTTTCTGCGACGCGTCAAGTTTCACTTTTTCAAAATTGTTCATGCTCAGTAGTGGCGTCGGCCCTTCTGCTCCAAGAACTTTTTTAGCAGCGTTGACGATTTTAGCGATAGAGCGATTTAAGGTTTTTACTTCAGCATCGCTAAAAGTAAAACTGCGCATAGCTTGAGCATCAGCTTTTCTTTCATCGTCTACAAATCTGTTCCATCTTTCAAATATTTTTTTCATACTATAATTATCTGTCAAAAATGATTACTTCACCTGTTTGATAGGAAATACCAAAATTACCTAAGTGAACGTCGCGCGTTTTATTGCCATAAATCCACTGATCTCCAACTGACTCGGCTAAATCGTACATCGCAATCAGAAAATCTTTCAGCAATTTTGCGCCTTTGCCCGATTGCAGTGCAGGAGGTATAGGCTTCATATCAAACCACTCTTCTTTTTCTGCATGATCAGATTGCGTACCGGCCCATCCATATTTTTGCACCCAGTCGCTGTTGTTTTCTAAGCCTTTTTTAGATATCCAGTTAATAATATAATCAGCATATTCTTCAGCGCCACCCTCGACATGCACAAAAGGCTTAACATGGTGAGGTTCCAGCTCAAGATCATTTGCAATTCTTGTCATAGAGCGACCAGCGGCATCTTGCATCCCATTGAAAAGATCAGAGTCAAAAAATGCTTCAACGTCATAAGCCGCGTCTTTGTCAAAAGCATCCGGCAACCAGGATTCAAACGGAATAACCTTGCCCATTTCTGCATATCCGATATATCTTATAGGCTCTGTCATTTCCATTTCTGCATTGGGTACATAGGTTGGTATAGTGCCGTATTCATATACAGCTAGGTCATGTGATTTGGCTGAGCCTCCGGACTGCGAACTTAAAAGCTTAGAATAAACTTTTAATTCTTCTTCAAGCCCGTAAACTCCGCTTTTAAATATTTTAACTATGTGGCTGTTACTGAAGAGCGCGGCAACACCATATCCACCTTCTCCAACTACTTTTACGAATTTGTGATCTTTAAAGATTTTACTTGGCGACCCTTTTCCTTCGGTAGTGCCTTGTGTTGCTGCTTCTAAAGAATTGCAAGAAAAAGTACCTACGCTTCTCCATTCATACCCTTTTAACCACTTTTTCAAATTTTCACAATTGTAAGCAAGATTATCTTGAGATTTTTGTGAAGATCTTTGCTTTCTTGCTTTTTCATATTCTTCCGGAGTGGGCTTCTGGTGTTGCTGGCCTTCTTCATCTGCTTTCCATTGTTTAAATTTTTCCCAATCTTTTTCAGATGTAGAGGGGTCTTGTTGCCACTTTTTAGCTTGTGCTGCTCTTCCCGGACGCGCAGTTCTCTCTTCTTGATCTTTCTTGATTGTATCAAGAATATCATCAACATAACTTTCTTTTAAATATTTACGCCAGTTTTCAAGTAGAAGTTTCATTTTTGTTTTGCCACTCTTCGGATTTAGTATCATCTTTAATCGGCCCGCCTTTTGCCCAGGTCCGACAAGATCTTGCAGAGTGGCATTTAAAATGATGCATCCAACAATAGCCTAGTTCGCCTTCTTCATCAGAAGTTTCACCAGGCATGCAATCTTTCATTCTGGGAGAGATATCAAAAGCAACACAGTTTCCACACAAAGACTTTCGAGCCGCTTCTTCCGTGGTGTTCCAAGCACCGGCAATGTTTTGCCAATAATCACCTGGTTCGTCAACATTTAAAGGCCCGTATTGAATATGCTCAGCTTGAACAGCTGCATCTCTATTTTTAGTATTAAGTTCTAAGTCTTGAGTCGCAGAAGGACACATCAGCTTTTCAGCTTCGTTAACGAATCTACGAAAATTTTCAAATATTACTTTCATCTTGTTCTGGCACCTCGGCAGCAACAGGCGAATCGTTTTCGTCTCTAACTAGTTCTTTATTCACAATATCATAGCCATCAACAACGCCAATATTCCAATAGTCAAAGCCTGGAAGCAAAGCAATTTTTTGTTCTGGAAACTCTCCATAATTTAAAAAAACAGCCGCCTGGCCGACAACTTCTGTAAATAGAGCACCCGCAGCTTCTGGCGGTATGGTGTGCAAATGAGCGTTATAAGCTTGGATTTCGCCTTTCATGTCGAACGCCGTGCCTCTGTGGCCAGCGTGCTGTATGTGAGCCATTACATCATGCACTGCTCTAAACTTTTCGTTCGTGTCAGGCTCATCCGGTCCAGCCATCTCATCCTTAACACTAAAAATTGGATGTTGTGTCCCTCCTTTAAAAACCTTGAGAACGCCAGTCTTCGCAACTTCACGCCGCAACTGCTCGTCTCCACCTGGATAAGGATCGTCATTCACAAATTCGACTCTAACTCCTTGCTTACCTCTTTGTAGTTTTTCATACCAACTATCAATAACAGGAATTAATTTTTTAAAAACCTCAGCAGCGTCGGTGTCGTAAACCGGGGCCTCGCGATAAGCGTCGGCTACTAGTTTTCCATATAGATCCCACCCGTTAGGCCCGGGCTTTAACTTTAATCGATCTTCTGTTATTAGATATCTTCGCCAGTTTTCAAAAAGTTTTTGCATAATAGTAAATAGTTATTTAGTTTGTAATACCTGATTCTTTAGTCGATCCCAGTTTGTGCGTTTGCTTTTTAAAAGTTTATCAACTTTTCCGCCATTTTTAGTATCTCTTGGGTATGATAATTTAACACCTTTAAGCTCTGGAAGCATGCCAAGTTCTCTTGCCATATCAGTTGTTAAATCTCGCCAGTATCTTTTGTATTTAACCATGGCTAATAATACTTTTTTACGAATAGGTAAATATTTTCTATCTCTTAAATGTATTATAAAAGGAATAAGATTCTCCCAATCTTCATCGTCAAAGTTTTGATAATCTAATTTAGGTAAAACTGGCAATATTTTTTTATGTCTCGTTTTGTCACCAAATATATCGTCTTTCGGATTGCCATGTTTTTCTGCAAATTTGTCTGCTAATTCTTTAGACCAACCGCCGTGTTTTTTCATTAACAATGCAAATTCATTTCTTAAAGCCTGGTCTCCTTTGAGAATAGCACTTAATAATTTTTTATGTTTACTGCCTTTAGACTCACACAGATAATATCGCCAGCTTTCAAATAACTTTTGCATGTAGTAAATAGATATTCTTATCTAAAAACTCTTTCTTTTGCAGTATCAAACAGTTGAGGCAAAAAGCTCTTCTTCAGCTTAAGAAGCCTTTCAAACTTTACAGCCTCTCTAGCATTTGTGTAAAGTGTCGTCGGCTTTTTGATATCGCCATCAATTAGTTGTTCGTTAAAATCATAAAATTTTGCTTTTGGTTGTCCCGCGAATGCACTGGGGACAAACCAGGGCAGCCCAATAGAAAAGATTATACTAAACAACAAAAAAGCTATTAAAATTATTTTTCTTAAGTTTGACATTTTTAAACCCTCCTTTTAAATATCAAGTTCAGCCAACGTTCTATTCAGTTGACTAACAAACTGTGTGTGCTCTCTTGTCCAGCACAAATATAAATCACCCTCGTGATCCGGATCTCCAGACCTGCATCCATTAGCCCACAAAGCAACATGTGTTAACTCGTGAACTAAAGAAGTCGAGGCTACGCGGTCATACGAGTTTGTACGAAGCCATATATAAGTTGGACCAAGAGTCATGCCCTTGACTTGGCCAATCCTAACAAGCCGACCTTTTATATCCCGCGCCATGCCAGTGAGAATCTTATCTTTCGAAGACCACTCGATCATGATTTCGTCTATGCTATTTTTAACACGCCCATCACGATCGCCAAATCGTTTTCGCCACTGGTGATAAAAAATTGTAATCGCCTGTGAAACTCTTTTTGCGTCTGGTACGTCGTCAGAGGATTTTATTTGAAAAGAAAGTTCGGAGTGTGGCAAGCTAATCATTTCTTGTCGCACAGTTGTCGCACAACTACACAGCAACAATATTAGTATTAATAAACCTCTAGCCAATCACTCCGTCTCCTCTAGGCATCCACCTTCTTTTTGCTAACCATCAGCGCGCGAACGGCTACATCTGAACGAATGTCATCCCAGATATGTTTCCAGTTCTCGATATCTGACCTCGTCATTTCGTCCATCATCGCCCACAAGGAGTCGACTTCATCTTGCAGGTCAGCATTCTTTTTTTTAAGCAAGATAATTGTTTCTTTTAATTTTTTCACTTCAGACATTTGTTTTCCTTAATTTGTACTACACGCATTTTCATCAAGAATTTCCATAAGATAATTATACATTTCTGTTATGCTGGTTGAAAGTGGATACCATTTACCGCCAGAGGCTTTGGCAATCGGCTCCCACCCACCTTCGTTGTTCCACGCCTCTGCAATTCCTTGCGGGGAAAATGTGTATACTTTTAAATCTGGCGTTGAAGCCACAGCCGTTTCTAATATTTCTTGTGTGATGGTATCATTAGAGTTCCACGAACCTGGAATAGGATCTGGCAGCATATAACTTTGACCTTTTTCATCGCTAAAAACAATAATTACTCTTTTAGCATTTGGTCTCCAATTGACAATAAAGTCTTCCAAAGGAGGTATCGATTCATCCACTGAAGTGCCGACCATGGTGGCCCACATAATGTCACCCACACCATATGGAAGAACAGTGGCGATATTCCAAATAGATAAATAAATTGCATCATAAAGCATTTCATATTGCCCCGACATTGGAGTGCCGTTTAGGCCAGCGAATGACGCCATAAAGTCAGTAAATGATGCCAAGTTGCTTATCATTTCAAGATAATTATGATTTCCATAATATTGATCTGGAACTTTCGGCCCGATAATCAGCCCCCACTGAAGTACTGATTCATCGCTATATTGTTGTGCAAAAGAGTTCAAAGCTGCCAAAACAGCTGAGATCTCGTTATCCATCGAGCCAGACCAATCTAAGATAAATAGAATATCAGTTTCTTGCATTTCTTCGCCAGTATCGGTTATGCCATCACAGTCATCGTCAACACCATTGCAAACTTCTTCTTGGGGCGTTATTTCACCCTCGCACATGCCACCAACAAATTCGCCGTCGGCAGTTAACCCACCCCAGGTACCTGCTTGACAAGTTACCTGCCCAGGCAAACAAATACCCTTGTTGACAGTACCTTCGGGTCCAGTATAGCACGGCGCGTAGAGATCTTCGTCAATTAATTGATTGCAATTATCATCAAAATTATTGCATAATTCATCTTCTAGGGCCATACCAATAAGAGGATCGCATGTTTGGTCCGGTTGAGGAAAATAGTGGCAAAAAGCAAAACACTCTGTGGTGACTATGGTAGTGCAGTCTTCGTCGACGCATTCACAAGTTTTAAACCCTTGGCCACATAGTAGAGGATCTTCCATGCATGGAAACAAAACGCCGACATCTTGTATTGTACACTCGCAGGTTAAACCTTCGTCTACTTGACCATTGCAATTGTTATCTAAACCATCACAAATTTCTGGTAACTCCGGAGGCGCAGTACAGCCGTTCCAGTTTCCGTTATTACAAAACTCCACACCAGTACCACAAGCTGTATAACATGGCTGGTATAAATCTTCGTCTGTATCTCCGTCACAATCGTTGTCTACACCGTCGCAAATCTCTATAGGCTCAAGACCACAAGATCCGCACATATTTAGCTGACCTTCGTCGATTTCACCATCACAATCATCATCGAGCCCATTGCACATTTCTTCTGTGCATTCTGTTTGACAGTCAGTATATTGAATTTGTCCCTTATTGCATACCTTGTCTTGCGTGCCTGGATATCCATCTTCTGTCACACAATCAACTTGTTCAATCAAATATTGAGTTGGGTCACACTGAAGGTATTCTTTGCACTCGCTCTCGTGCACGACTGCAGGAGGGTCGACGCAGTGATCAATGCAAATTTCTTTTTGCCAAACAGAACTCAGAGGAGGACAAAAGTACCACTGGCACTGTACACAGCTATTATTTGGAAAGGGATAAACGTCAGGATCAGGCCCAAGAACATCTTCAGCAGGAGGCTCGACACGCGTAATATCATTTACTGCTTGCGCGGTGTCAGAAGGGACTGGCAACACTGGGTCGTCCATAAATACCTCTGAGCAACCTACGCTCAAAATTAGAAGTATTGTGGACACCATTGCCAGCCTTTTCATTACCTACTCCTTATGGACCCCATGAATTAAAAACATCCCGCATGTCGATTTCATCAGTATCATTTGGTGAATCTGTATTTTTACTTAAATTAAATTTTGAAGCCTTTGCTTTATTGACAGAGCTTTTAGTATCTTCATATAATTTTTTCATGGCTTTGCCGGCCTCATAAGACGATAAATAATTTTCATACAGCGGCGATTGATCTTTGTGCCAAAAGTTTGGATGCATGCTCCACTTTTGAGTCCACAAGTTCAGCTTGACTGCTCCTAATAGCTTTTCGTCCAAATAGATATCTGTATGCGTTTTATCAATTTCTCTAAAACGGGTAGTGGTCATTGGCTTACCCTGCCTATAAACATGCCAATAACAATGCCAAGAAAAAAAACAGCTATTATTGAAGATGTGATAATTGCGCTTTCCATATTAATAACTAGTGTTTATATTACTTGTGGAGAACAAAAATGTTCAAGGAGCACGCAGCCACATGATCAATGAAAGATACAAAAATAAGACTTATACAAAAACAGATCCAGAGTTTAATAACGTATTGGACCTCCTTGCCAAGGAATATTTTAACATTTCTGGCGACGAAGACGCAGAAGTTATCATTAACTGGAACAAGCGAGAAGTAAAAGAAGATGGGGTGGTCTCTTTTTATGCAACAAACCATGCTTTAAGAAACGCTATTATTCGCTGCCGTAAGGGAATTCAAGCAGTCGATCTCCTGGGCAAGGGCGCAGGAGCAACCTTATATTTTGAAAAAGGGTTTGTGCGGCCGATGCACACAGTCCTAAAAATTAGGAAATAAGATCTTTTGGATTTTTCCAAACTAAAATATTTGTTCGCTTCCTAGACTCCCAGACTCGTGATTCGCTATCATCGCTAGTCCAATCTTCCTCTTTCTCTTCTTCGTCGTCGTCTTCAGGCCAGCCAGAGCCGCTCCACCAGTCGTCTAATGCGCCCGACGCGGCTAGCGGTGATACGTCTCCTGCTGCGCCGGCAGGCAGTGGCGGAGGAGATCCACCCGATGGCTCATCTGAAACGATATCTTCAGGGTCCACGTCTAACGGCTCGTCGTCTTCTTTTTCGTCTTCTTTTTCAGAATCTTCTGGTTTTGATTTATCCGAAGACTCGCCACCGCCCGAGCCAATCATCTTTTTTAATTGCTGGAGTTGGTTTTCTAAATTATCGCGAAACTTTTGAAAGCTTTCGATTAGCTCATCAAGTATTGCAATAATGTTTCCAACATCTCCAGAGCCAGCGGCATCTAGTTTGTCGTCGATATCCTTACCGGACTTGTCATCTTTAGAGTCTTCACCTTCCTCTGACTCTTCTTTCTCTTCTTTTATGGCATCCACCTCTTCAGAGGATTTCTTGCCTTTTAGTTTGTCTCTAGCATCTGTAAGCTGTTCAATAAGCTTGTCAAACATCTCAATCCATCCCTGGATTTGCTGAGGCCCTTTATCTTGGCTTAATCCGGACAACATCTGAGCAAGGCTATCTCCATAAGCACCGTCTGCCAAACCGCGGATAAACCCCTGCCCAGCATCCCCGGATAAGAATTTTGCTACTTTTTGACGCCACTTTGGAAGAGAAGAATAGCCCGGCATTTGCCTCGTCTTTATGAGGCTTTCGCCCTCTGCTTCACGCTCTGGGTTACCTGCAGCTTCTCTGAGCCGCTTCCTGATCATATTCTTTAATTCTGATTCAGTGATTTTCATGTTCTTCCTTCTCCAGGAGTTGTTCAGCTTCTTCAGCCTCTTCGTCTTCTTTTTTCCAGATCATCTTGATAACTTCGTAAACATGCTCTTTTGGCAAAGTTTTGTAAGTTTCTCTTAAATTGCTTCTGGCTTCTTTGGATGTGAGCTTATTCTTGGTCATCTCGACACATATTAAGCACATCTTAGCATTGTCCCGAAAGCCTGGCCAAGAGCCAAATGCCGGCGACAGTTAAAAGCAAAGGCTTCCAATTTTGCATGAGCAGTAATTTCGCATTATTTAATAAGTTCTTCATGATAATTTCTCCTTGTTGTTTGTATTTTATGGCCTAGGCACGATTCTTAAGGTATCAACTATGTAATCAACGAGATTTTCCAGGGCGGTAACGCGCTTTTCTAGCTCGTGCGGCAGCGTTGGCATTGTACGTTGCGGTGGTCTGCGGTCATCTCCGGGTCGTTCTGGCGGAAGGGCAGGGCCCAAGGACCGCTCTTTAATGGGAAGGGGCCCCCGCAGGTATTCGGGCTCGTCGCTTTCCAACTCTTCAACCCTTTCAAAGAGTTCTACTATTGGATCCATAAACCGATTAAGTTTCGTACTCTGAGACGGCCTATTCTCAAGGCCGCCAAGGTCGATCGCCTCCGAGAGGGCGCGGACCATTTCAGCGCGCATCTGTCCCATGTGGCGCGCCTGCTTCTCATTAAGGGTTTTTTCTAATTCTTCTTTAATAAGCTTCTTTAAGCCTGATTTTGTAATTTTCATATTGAGGCCCTCCTACGGCCAATCCTGAGTTTCATCTGGATTCCAAGTTCTTAAGTCCCAGTTTCTATTATGCACGTCCACAGCCATGATCTCATTCTCTGCACCAGCCTCTACCGAAACCAGACAATACGCTTTAAGTGATTTTACCTCCTCAGGGGTTTGCGGAATATCCGTATCATGCTCGTGTGCCCAACTGAAATAAGCATTTTGTGCGTCTTCTTGTGTCCACGCGTTCCCAGCGGGAGTGTCTCGCAGCTGCCCACAATCTACAAGTGTATCACCGCCCTGGTTGTGGTGATCCATGTCAATATTCTCGTTCAAGAAATACCTTGGATCTCTCCGCTTACCTTTATTTTTAATTGGTTTTCCGTATCTCATTATTTACTCCTAAAACAGCTCAAGCCCCCAGGAAACATGCCTTTCCAGGTGACTGCTCGTTCGGCTGTGTTTTTTTGTTTTTCTAAAGTAACCACCTTTTCTTCTAGCTCAGCAACTTTTGCTTCCAAAGCTCTTTTCTCTTGTTTAAGCTTTGCAATAATGTTTATTTTTTGCATGATACCGAACTGTTCCACAGGTGCATCCTTTTGTTGTCAGACACTAATATATAGTTTAATTTTAACTATAAGTTCCTATATTGTTAACAGGAGGTTGACATGATTATCTTTACGACGGTGGTAATCGCCGGAGTGTTGCTAACAAGCCTGACGTGCAGGCTTTTGCTATCTGCACTCATTAATAATTGCATGCCCGCGCCCAAGGAGGCGAAATGAAGAGGTTGATTGTTGGAGTGACGCTCGCCACAGTCATGCTCATGACCATATGTGGCACGCGCGCAAGCGCGGAAAAAAATTTCCAAACAGGGGACATTATCTTTCAAACCACACGAGGCAGATTGGCCACAGTGGTAGCGACAGCGACCCTTTCGAAGTATACACACGTTGGCATGGTTATCGTCAAGAAAGGAAAACCTTACGTAATCGAAGCCAGGAATCGGGGTGTAAAGATGCGACCATTGCACAAATTCACCGAAGCGGGCTTCGGAAAAAATTTTTCTGTTTTAAGGATCAACTATGGCCTTAGTGAAGAAGAAAAACGTAAGCTAGCCAATGAAGCCCGTAGCCATTTAGGCAAAAAATATGATAGCAAGTTTCGTTGGGACGATAAAAAGCTTTACTGTTCAGAGTTGGTGTACAAATCTTACATGAATGCTTTGGGCCTTGAATTGAATACAACCGAGAAATTAGGTGATTTCTATTCTTCTTGGAACCCTATTATCAATGCTTATGTCGAGAGAAAATATGGAAACAGCAAAAAGCTTCCCTTTGAAGAAGAGGCGATCACTCCCATACGTCTATACAAAAGCGATAAGCTTAAGCTAATTCACAGCACTTATCTAGTGCCTTAGACGTTTACGATTTCCTCGTCTTTGTCATCGATAGCATAGTCGATAATAGAATCAGGTTTGGCAAGGAATGCCTTTCTCATGGAAAGGCCGCTTCCTTCGCCACCTCCGGCACTCAAAACCTCGGCCACAAACGTCGCGCAATTTTCCCCGCCTGCGGCGGGGCCTAAAAAGTTGTACGGTTTCATTCGGCCCGTTTTTGAGTTAGCATAGGCGAAAGCGCGTTCGGCGTTAATTCCTCGAACCAAAGCAACCTTCATTTGGCTTTGCCCTGAGTAGTTTTTAAACTTTCTGTATGCTTTGACGTTAGCTAGGTACTCATCCTGGTTTTTTAAGCTACCATCATAATCCCATATAGCCCTGCCTTTCATTCTCCAAGGCCCGCGCACGAGGCCGCCACCCTCTTTTAGGTTCGCTTTCGTCTCAGGTTCCTTACCTGTGATCCCTACAGACTGGGCCCCATACAGATACTTGCCAAAATCGAAGTAACGTCCTACACCTTTCTTGTCAATTATTACAATCCCAGCGTGCCCCAGGGGGAAGCCCAGTTTATCTGGGATGATCCCTTTCTCACGCGCTTTGTTGTATATATCCGACTTGGTTGTTTTTGGCATGTTGAACTCGTATTCTGGCCAGGCAATGGCTAGCGCGTTTACCCTCCGCATGTTTGGGTTCTCGATTGCCGCTTCCCTAGCTCTCGCCGCATCGGCTTCTGGGTCCTCATCTTTAAACCCAAACGGATCTAGCCACGATCGTTCGCTTAATACGGCCTTGGTCTCTTCTAATATGATCTGTCTTAGCAAATCTTGACTAATCTTCATGCTTGTAAATAGTTTATACTCTCGCAAATGTTCTTATATTGTTAGTGTGATTATGCAGTCCTCACCTTACCCTTCCCTAGGGGCCATGTTAACTAACTACAGGAAATCATTATGTTCTGAAAAACTCAAATCTGAAAATTTACCCGCGCAGCGTAAACGTATATAGCCCGCATTTGAGCACCCTTTTATTTACAGGGACTTACATTCGGGGATTCTCTATCCCCCCTCCCCCTACCCCCTTGAAATCAAACAGTTTTTTTGTCAAGAAAATAGTAGATTATTTTGCGCTCAAATGTAACTTAATGTGTGTAAAATATACACACTCTAAGCTGCCAGAATCACTAGGGTTATCTGTCAAGAGGAAAGATTCACCACTTGTAACTTTGGCTATGCAATACTTGCGGAGTGTGAGTGTGCATATTCGCTACACTCTAACCTCGCGTGATTACTGCACAATACGAGTTTAACATATTGAGCAGGTTTTGTTCAGGTCGGGGTGTCACTTTTGTCACTCTCCTTAGTGCCATTGACAATATGTGGCCAGCCATCAACGAAGCTGATCTCTATCTGACCAAGGATATATTTGTCTAAGGCATCGCTCAAAACCGTAGCAATATCAAGGCGATTGGCCTTGGCAAACTCATCTACGAGCCTGTGCATCTTGTATTCCGTGAAGTCGATTACGTTGTCATTTTCAATATGCTCCTCTGTCATATACACAATATAGGAACCGTCGAAGTAAAGTCTATACTTTGAACAGGTAGTGCCTAGACTATATTGTGTGTATTATTTCTACACACTTTGTCACCGCTTCTCGTTGGTGGGTAGGCACCCTGCATCCTGTGGACTGTGCATAGCCTTATGCAAAATACGTGCCAGGTTGCTGACTTCTACCCAGAAAACTTAGAAGGGTATGTCGTCATCCTCGAAGGGGACTGGAACCATCCATGATGGGATACCTCTCTGTAGTAGGCTCTCCATCTGCTTAAAGGCCATTCGTGGGCCTCTTATGGAACCTTTCTTTTGTTTACCATCCTCGATCCAATGGACGCGGTAGAGGGTCGTCCAGGTGTCTTCTGGGCGTTGACCAAACATTAGTTTAGTTCCCTCGGCTTCTCTGCGAGGTGCAGGTGTCGTCCTTGGTCATCCTCGACCCAGACAGGCCAGCCGGTGGCGAGCCATTGTCGTGCAGTGATCTCGACTTGCTGAAGGTTGGGCGTATCATAGCGCTGGACCCCTCCAGAACCGTCAGGAACGCACAGATACCACGTTGTCGCGACTTCCTCTGCCTTTTGGGGTGCAGGGCCTAGAAGGGCGCTTACGAGGGCGCTGAGAGTGTCTCTACTCATTTTCTTTTGTCTCCTCGACCATGAAGTTCAGGTCGTCTGTCTGGCGTATCCATCGCCAGTGTTTGTCAGGGTCGCTCAGGGCTCTGAGCAGTGCAATCGGTGTGCCCTCTGGGTGGACACTGTGGCGTCTCGCTACCTTTAGCTCTGTGACCCTCCACAGGGCTCCTTGTTCCCTCACACGGTTCTTCCCGTGCTTGGTCTTGCCTGTGAGGGTCAGGATGTCTCCTACGTCCATTTTCTTTGTACCCTCGGCCATCTTAGAAGGAGGCGCGGAGCATGGCCTTGACGCCATCGGCTCCGAACGAGCGGGTGAAGTGGTCAGCGAGCTTCACGCGAAGCTGCTTCTCAATCTGACCAACGCGCTGCTTGGTCACGCCAAAGGACTTGGCGCAGCGCTGCTCCTCACCGAGCAGGTCGTTGATGATGCGACCGCGCAGGATGGCTGCGTGGTTGGGCTTGAGGCCCTCGACAAAGGACGCCAGAGCGCGGGCGATAGCCTCGCTGTTCTGGGTGCGCTCCATGCGCGTATCCTGGCGAAGCTGCCCGTCAGGGATAATGGTTGCGACGGTGCCACCGTCAGCGGTGAGCGGCTTGTCGAGCGACACTCCACGGGAAGCCATCGAGGCGAGACACTCGCGCACGTCATCGGCGTCGAGGTCGAGGTGGGCAGCAATCTGCTCTGGGGTCGCGTCAGCGCCGATGGTCTTCTGAGCCTTCTGGAGCGAGGACCAGAGCTTCTTGGCAGTGCGGGAGCCGCAGTGCAGCGTACCGGCGTTGGCCTGGACGTGCTCCTGGCACTTGGCAGTCATCCACATGCGAGCGTAGGTCGTGAAGGACGCCTGCTTGGTGGCGTCGAACTTGCCAGCGGCGATGATGATGCCCTCGGTCGCACAGGCGAGGAGGTCGTTGAAGTCAACGCCACGTCGGACGTGCTTCTTGGCGACCTTGTGGGCGAGGCGAATGTTGGCACCGATGAGGCGCTCAAGGGACTTCTCGTCGCCCGTGGACTGGTAGTCGGCGCAGAGGTCAATCTGCTCGGACTTGCTGAGGATGATGCAGGTGGCGGCGATGGTCGTAAGAAGGTTCGTCATGTTGGGTTCTCCAGGGTTGTTGACGTTGTGCCTATATATATTGCAGGTTCCGTGCCAACTTTGGCTTTTCAGCCATTTTTTTTACTTATTGAATGATTCCAGGGGGTTGCAGTCTTCTCTCTCTCGCCACTCTGGCCAGGAGAGCCTCAAGTGCGTACTTGGTTACGCACTTTTGTGTATCTCGTTACACACTAAGTGCGTACTTTTTGACACACCTGTGCTCGTCGGGCCTTCCGGGCCTTCCGGGCGCAACCCTTGCAGGTGGCGAGGACAGGAGCCCAGTAGCCCACCGCAGACTGTGCCCAATGGACGTTCAGCTTCCGTCGCTGGCCAGGGGTCACGCAGTAGTCGTCAGCGTCACAGACGCCAATCTCGACGCGCTCAGAGGGATGGATGGGTGCTTGGTTCGTCATGTCGTCTCCGTGTCTCTCGTACACCTATAAAGTAAGAACCAGAATCGGCCAGACAAGGGGGTCATGTCGTTTTTTTGAAAGATTCTTCATCTTTCTTATAACCCTTTGAAATCACTATGATTTTTGATGCTGGATACCATCTGTCGTACCCATCGGGTAGATAGAGGCTCTCAGGCGGCTGCAACCACCTGACGCGATACCAGCCACCCTTATCGACGTTCAGCACCAGCGCTGGCCCTCGTGGTTCATCCGAGAAGGGAGCCCGCAAGCGAACGAGGTCGCCAACTTCAGGCACCGACTCAGCCATTGATGGCTCTCTGGCGCTTCAGCCAGAGCAGAGCGCGGGACTCAGCAGAGCCGCCCTCGAAGACAGTCGCGCCGCAGAGCGGTCGCTCTTGAGCGTCAAAATGTCCGCAGATAAAACGGTCGTTGGACCGAGCGATGGCAACCTGTGTGCCGTCACCGAGCCATGCACGACGGAACATTGTGTGCGGCATGTTCCGCGCAGGGATTCGCACCTGACCGATACGGGGCTTGCCCTCGTTTCGCGCTGCTCGCTTGTGGTCGCCTCGGACTGAAATCTTCTGATTCTTACGCATGTCGTCTCCTTGTCTCTTCGACACCTATACAGTAGGCACGGATTCTCGTGGGTAAAGGGGCGCGAGCAAAAAACTATGCACGCACGAGCAAAAAACTTTCAACCCTTTGGAATGATTAGGGTTATTGTACCCTCGCGAGAGCCATAAGCCTCGCGGGTCTTGTTCTTCTCGATGGTCGCCGCCACGTCCTCGATGGACCAGCAGCCAATGCGGGACTGGAATCGCTCCCACTCGCTTGGCTTGTGGAAGATGATTTCCACTTTAATCTCCGCAACTTGGGGGGTGTGACCAGTTCGCATACTGCCAGTCAGAGATGATGCGGGCCTTGCAAAGCTGGTCTGTCCAGTTGTTCCAAGCCTCGGAGCGGGCTGGGATGTCGGGCTCGCCGTCCTGCTCGTGGATATACTTAATCAGGGGCATCATCTCTTCTTCAAAGACGCGCACGGCATCTGCGTGCAGCATCACTTTTGGAATGTCTCTCGCCATTATAGCTCCTCTACTGTGACTCTTGCCGTCTCTAACAGGACGTGCCAAGAATCGACTGTGAACTCGATTATCTCCACTCCCCAGAGCGCACACACAGCGATGAGCGCGGCTGCGAGGAGGAGTCTCCCGATTGTAATCACTAGAACTTGACCTCGACTGAGCCCACGGTCGCGTAGCTATTGCACGCACCGACGAACTTGCTGATGTCGAAGCGCGGGTTCACGTTCTTCAGCTTGACTGCGAAGTTCATCGCGACCGTGTGACGGGTCTTGCTGTCTTCGATGGTCTTAACAACGTCTGCAATCATTTGGAAATCTTTGCGGGTCATGTCCACTCCTTTGTTGGGACACTTGTAATGTAGGTACGCTCTCGCGCAGGTAAACAGGCACGAGTAAAAAACTTACAAGTGCCTGGAATCTCTAGTCTTTATCTGAGATGTATTTCATTGTCACGAAGGCAGCTAGCCCCATGAGGGCATACAGGCCCAAGGCTTTGATAATCATCATGGTCCAGTCCATCACTCGTCGATTCCGATGATGCGCTCTGAGGTTGCGAAGTATGGTCGCTTGGCGTGGTACGTCGTGGTCATCCACATGCGCTGGCACTTACTGGCCTTGGGCTTGGGGGCCTCCATGTCCGTCAGGACGATATGACCATCGAAGTTGCGCTGGTTGACGTACTCAGTGGGCGGGTTGAAGTTCGTTCCACCGTACATGTATCGCTTCTGTGGGTGGCTCTGGCCCTTCTTCCAGACGAACACCTTGTCCTCTGCGACCTGTGTGTCGAAGGGGATGACAGTGAACGTGGCAAGGCCCGCCAACTTGTTGAGTTCAGCGTAGAAGGCAGCGAGCATGGAGTCGGACACCGAGCCAGACTGGTCGATGCTGACCGCGATGTTAGCAGTGCGGTTGACCTTGCGACCGGGGTGGACGTAGGCGTAGCGACGGTTCAGACGCTTGGGCGTGCTGCGCTTGTTGGCACGCTGCGAGGTCTTGACGAAGTAGCGAAGCACCTTGCGCCAGTCAACCTTCGAGGTCAGGCGCTCCAGAATCTCACGCTTGCAGGAGGCACCAACGGAGCCCCAGCCCTTGCTAGTGGCCTCGCCTGCTGCATCCTTCATAGCTTCCTTCAGTCGCTCCTTGGCAATATCCATCGCTTCCTGCGAGGCTGCGTTGGCCTCGCCCTGTCCCCACTCGTCATGCGAGTCGAACTGGCCTGCGGCGTCAGGGTCGAATGGTTGGTTGCTGGGAGAGCCAGAGCCGCCGCCCTGACCGTCGCCGTCCTCGTCACCGGGCTCACCTTGCCCACCTTCCTGCTGCTCCTCGACCTTCTGGATGAGCTTGTCGTAGTACCACTCAGCGGTCTTGTCACCGGGCATGTCCTCGAACATGGGACCACCAGGGATGCAGCACTTCTCAGGCAGGTTGTCTGCGCCGATATGATAGTTGATGGAGAGGTCCGCTGCGATGTTCCACAGCTTGAACTTCTGCGCCTCCTCTGGAGAGGGCTTGCCGCTGGTCATAACGCCAGCGAGTTCGTCAGGCAGGCGGCCAGTGACGTGCTCGAAGACGAGGTGGTAGAACTCGTGGACCAGAACGCCAGTGCGCTGCTTGTCAGTGAGCGGCTCGAAGAAGTCTGGATTGTAGACCATCTCGAAGTAACCATCCTCGTTGACTCGCACACCAGCGGTCGGGATGGACTTGTTCATCTTCTTCTCGATGCGGCGCGACAGCGCGGCGAAGAAGGGCTCCGACTGAAGCAGTCGGTAAACATGGTCATTGAGGTTGAAGTCGGACATTATGTCCTCCATCGGTCGTCATCGGTTACAGAGATAACGTAGGCACCACACCTACAGAGTAAATAAAAAAAGCAGCGAAGGGTCGATTTCTAGCAGAGCGACCGTGCTATCCTGTTTTGGTTTTTTCTTACATTCCGCACACTTACAGGCAAAAAGTGCGGGTCCATACTCTTGGCTCCATCGTCGCTGCTGGGAGCTTTTATAATAAAATCAATAAGTTAGTTGTTAGTTCATTTGAAACCTCCGTGATTCCAAAGGGTTGAGGCATCTGCTGGCCATGCCTCCCTGCGCCTGAGTCTTAGGACTCGGTGGACTTCCCGGTCAGGATAGCCACCAGCTTGCCAGACACCGTTTCACCGTTGTCGGCCTGCGTCTTGTGGAACGAGGTGACGTTCTCCGTGTCACCCTTGCCGAGAGCCTGCCACAGCTTCATCACAGCCTCAGAGGGCAGGGAGACGAAGTAGTTGGCAAGGTTCTTGCACTGCTCCTCGGTCATCTTCTTGTGGAAGACCTCGGTGGACTCCATCTTCTCAATGAGAGCGCAGTGCTCGTTGATATTGAAGTCGGAGGTCTTATCGACCTTGCCGTCGTCGAGGATCATCTCGACCGTGACCTGCCGCTCGTAGTTCTTCACGAAGTCGTTGAAGGACACCGCAGCCTCGAAACCGACGAAGCCAGTGGCGAGGTGGAAGATGGCGGGGTTGTGGTCCTCGACACCGAGCATCCCAGCGGACGCGAGGCAGTCGTTGAGCCGCTTCCAAGAGCGACGCGAGGGGTAAACCTTGTTGGGCTCATAGTCCTCGTTGTGCTCCAAGTGAGAGCGGTTCTGGTTCACGAAGTCCCAGACCTCATCAGCCACGTTGCCCTTGGCCCAGGTGAGCCAGTCCTCGGTCGTGGGCTCCACGTCGAAGACGGTCCAGCGGTCAAGCTCGGCAGGGTCCATCTCGCCCACCTGATACTGCGAGCCATGCTCGCCACCGTTGACGGCAGCGATGATGACAGTATCGGGGTGAAGGTAGTTACCGAAAATCTTGCGAGAGTCGGTAAGCTCGAAGATGCCCTGGCGCACCTCTGGAATGGCGCGGTCAACCTCATCGAGGAAGAGGAGGACTGCACGCGAGCAGGCGTCAGCCAGCCAGTCGGGCGGGCAGAAGGACGTAACGTCGCCATCCGTGCGAGGAAGGCCAACGAGGTCGCCCTCAGTCATCTGTGATGCACGTCGTTCGACGACGGGCAGGCCCATGTCGCCAGCCACCTGATAGACAAGCTCAGACTTGCCTACGCCGTGACGACCACGGAGCATGAGCGGCTTCTTGACCGCGAGGACGTGAGGGGCAACAGAAGTAAACGTCTTGAAATCGATAGCCATGATAACTCCGTGTCAGGCTAAGAGGGAACATATTTGGTGTCGGGCCTTCCGACATAACTAACGTAGGAACCAGATTGTGCTGGTAAACACTTTTTTTTACTTTCGCGACTTTTTGAGCCAACGCTCTTGAATCACTAGGGTTTCTCCTGCGCCGATAGGCAGGACAGTGTAGGACCGCGAACCCTTGGTTGCGTGCAGGACATTCTGCTCGACATCGACGATGAGCACATCCTGGCCGCGAAGGCTCGGACGTAGCGGGCTCTGCATCGAGTCTCGAATCGTGACCATCGTACCCACCGCATAGAGAGGGCTCGCCGCTGCATTCGCCATCGCTCGTTGGACGTACTTGTTCTCAACCATCTTGCGATACAGCTTTTCGGACGGTATGTAGTTGGAATCATTGATGATTCTGTCCGCCGCATCGCTGAAGTAAGGCGGGTTTGCCTTGTAGTAGTTCGCAGCGAACACCGCCTTGGTGCGCTTCTCAGGAGTCCACGACTCATTCCACGACTTGCGTGCGGCCTGGAAGGCCGGGTCGGAGTTCCTCTCGATGCGCTGATAGACCTCATGCTGCTTCGCAGTGAGTCGGCCCCACTTCTTGGCAGATTCGAGCAAGGAAGACAGGAAGTTGCGCTCCCAATCCGTCAGCGTCGAGATTCCTTTCGCAGCCGTCTTCTCAATGCGAGCGACAAGCTCAGGGTTGTTCTGTCGAGGCTGTCGATTGTAGCGTCGTCCGTAGTATCCCATCGTCGTCTCCATTGTCCGGGGTACGTGTAAAACATAGGCACGGGTTTCGCTGAGTAAAGAAAAAAAGATAACATGGCGTCCAGTCACCACACTGGATCGATGGTTCAGCTAGCATCGTTTTCCGCCACCCGTATACGCGGGCTTGAACTAAGGGGTCGGTTCAGTATCCGCCACCATGTCATCTTGGTATCTTTAATATAGTTACGAGAAAAAAGTAGTAAACACCTTGATCAAAGTTTTTCTAAGTCCTCGACAAACATCGAGTCCCAATCCCATCGATCGTTCCACTGGACCCATACCGACCACAGTGCCCCGTCGCGTTGGAAACAGGCGGTCGATGCCTCTTCGACCACGATGCCAAGAGCATCAGGGGGAATCTCTCCGTTGTTCCTGTGGACCTCTGGGTCATCCAGAAGTCTAACCAAATCACCTACTTGCATTGACCACCTTCAGAATGTTTGCCGCGTAAAAACCAGCGGGAGTGTATGTATCAACCCACTCGATGTAGGCTGTGGGTTGTCCGTGTGACGTGGAGCCTGTTTTAAGCACTACGCCAAGATACTTAGAGCCACGACCCAAAGTCTCGGTGGCTGAATAGTGCGACTCAAATGTAACCAAATCACCGACTTGCACTGATTATCTCCAACATGCTGTTCACTTCTAGTGTTGGGCCTGGTTCCAGCCGGTCGTCATCAGTTTCGTATGTCCACTGCACCATGCAGTGTGCGCCTAGACTCTGCACCACTAGACCACAACCCAGCCTGGGAATCTCTTTATGTTTCACTAAGTTACCGACTTTCACTGATGACCCTCAACTGGCTCTGATACATATCGGCCTCGCCGTTTGGCCACTGGACTGTGGCGCGCTTGTCCAGGCTAGTAGTTCTCAAAATCTTGGCTACGATGCCCACGCCGTCTGTCTCCCAGCCTTTTTGCACAACCAAGTCACCGACTTGCACTGACGACCTCGCACTGAGATGCAACGAACCAGACCGTGTGTCCGGTGCTGGTGAGTACCCTCAAGGTGCCGCCAGCGTTTGGCCGAGATAGCACCGTGGCCATCTGTCCATTAAAATATCTAATAATATCACCGACTTTCAACTTACCAACTCCAAATCGCCTTCAAGGTAGCGACCAGTCAGGCGACGGGCGTGGTGAGAGATGACACTGACGTGCCAAACCTTAGTGCCCTGAGCGGCTGAAAGCCACTGCCAAGACATGAGCATCGCAAGTGTGTTTTGTGGCAAGCCGATTGAGGCTCGCTTGATTCTCACTAGATTACCGGGCTGCACTAACTACCTCTGCACATCGCTTGAGTTCTCTCATGCTCATCCAAGTTGGGTTCTTGAAGTGAACGTCCTGTGTAACTAATATACGAACGTGATTGTAGTCAGTAAACTCTAAAATCAAACCAGTGTAGTTTGTTTCAGGAAACCTAATCAAATCACCTACTTGCACTGATTAACTCCAAAAACGGCATCGCGCAACTTCTAGGCTCACGGTCAGGCATCATGGACCACTTGACGAGACATCGCCTAGCCTGGGGCGTCACCTCGACAATGAGCCCAACACCATACAACTCCGGTGGGGCCACGGCTGGCCTGATAGTCACCAAGTCACCGACTTTCACTGGCAACCTCCACGCCCCAAGGGGCTGCACAGCGCAGTCTCACTGATGACTGTCACGTTTTTAGGGTCTGCATGAATATCATGAGGGTGGTCGAATGGTCTGATTCGCCAGACTGGATAGCGCTTCGAGCCGTCGTCGATGCCGACGATGAGGCCAAACTTTTCACCATACTGCTTTGTCTTTACTTTGACTAAGTTACCGACTTTCACTGATAACCTCCAGTTGGTTCGCGAACCTCGCGGCACGAAAGCCGTTGTCAGGATTAACAGTGACAACCATCGTTTCGAGACTGTGTTGCACATCCACTACCAAAACAACCGGGTTGGACTCCAGTGTTTTAGATTTATATCTAACCAAGTCACCGGGCTGCATTGACAACCTCCAACTCGTCGAGAGCCATAGGATGCAAGCCATCGTGGACTTGCCCAAGGCCGGGAGCATCGCGACCCTCGCCTTCAATACCAGGGTAGTGAACTTGAATCGTCATGTCGCCATGCGCTGCGAAAATCTTTGCGGCGACGCCAACGCGACCTTTGTAGAAGCGAGCGTAACCAACATACCTTACCAAGTCACCGACTTGCATGTCCATCTCCTGTGTCATCCGTGGACAACTAAAACATAGTCACGCAGTCGGGACTGGTAAAGAAAAAAAGTCTACTGCACGATGGCGTAGACGAGACTAGCTAGGCAAATCGTGCCATAAGAAACTGCAAGTGTCATCCTGTTTCTCCTTTTATTTCAATGAGTTATAGTTATGCCTTGAGGATGCGACTGCTGCCACAGGCAGTGCAGTTGCTCTCGCAGGCGGGGCGAGTGGGCTTGGGCTTGTTGAGGTATTTGCAACCACAAGAGCCACAGTAATAGTTGTAGGGTTCAGGCTTCGGCTTGGGTGCTGGACAGCACCAATAGCTCATAATCATTAGATTACCTCTAGGTGGCTCCTTTGAAACCACCACGGTTTGCCATGTCGTTGTTGTGATGCAGACAACTCTGGACCAATAGGCTCGACGACACACTCGATGCCTATCGTCTTGACTACTAGCCCGACCCTGCCTGCTGCTTCTGTGTTGGGGTAGTCCTCGCTAATCTTTACGAGGTTGCCAACTCTTGGTTTCGGGGGTCGTCCTTCCATGCTGATACCATAGGAACAGATAATGCAGAGTAAACATTAAATCGAAATATGCCTGGAAATGTAAATGTTTTCAAAGCCATAGCCGCGTGTTTCGTTGTCATCCATGTCTTCGCCAACGCGAACAAACTTGAAAAGCTCCGCGTAGTTAGGAGCGTTATCGTCGTCCTTGAGGCCAAACTCCGACAGGTCTTCACACTCCAGGCCCTCGATGAACTTCTCAATCATGGCGATCTCTGGATAGCTGTCATACCACTTGACATGCTCCCAATGCATGAGCCAGTTGCCCTTGCCGTCGTAGTCGGTGTCAAGATTGTCAACGTCCCTCGTGCATAGCTTCTGCGTCTCCTCGCACTTGGCGAAAGCCGTCATCAAGGCTGGCATCAGTTCTGCATGAACTGCCAGTATTACTTCAGATCTGTATCCCATTTACCATGCTCCGTTGTAAGACCAGCAGAAATCATTATCCCACTGGCACCATTCTTCATACCATCCATCGACCATCCAGACACAACATGTTGTGCCATCGTCGTACCAGTCGCACCATTCGGGCTCCCAATAATATGGATCTTCTGTGCAATAATCAGGCGTGTAATAGACTACCACGCCGCTTGTATTTGGCACCGGCCTAGTCTCAAGCTCGACCGTGCAGCATGACAACAATAGGCACAGAGTCGCGAGAGTAAAGTTTTTCATCGACGCTCCTCCCACAGTCGCCAACCAGCCTTTGTGATGGCGTCTTCACTGTTCCTCTGTTTCTTGTGAGAGGCAAAGACCTCGCTGCCATCAGGCATACGAATGAGGTACTGTGAGCCTCGGATGTGCTCAACTACGAGCGCACCCTCAAAACCTTTCTGGGTGATGAGTGAGCCAACGAGAGCTTGTCGCTCGCGGGCAAACTGTGCCCTATCTTCAGCGGTTAGCCGTCGGTTCCTTGTTCTGTCTCTGCGTCTCATACTCTCTTCTCCGGGTAGAATCTATAGACAAGACGCCAGTGCTGGGCGCGTTCCTGCTTGGTAGCCTCATCCCAATAGAGAGACGGGGAGCTGTCATCTTCCCAAACAGCCGACGCATACTGAAGTTCATAGTCGCTGTCTTGTCGCTTGAAAATCTGAACTGCGATATTCTCCAGAACCACTTGCCCTGCATCAACTGTATCAGTAACAAGCGAGCCAAACTTTGGGTGGTTAATATCGGGGTTAAATCGTGTCATCGAAGTCGTCCTCTTCGTCGTTCACTGGTACTATAGGAACGCCATCAGGTAGAGTAAACCTGTCATCATCAGAAAAAACCAAATCGACTTCGCGATCTCCACTAACATCTCGTTTTTGTTCATCTTTTTTACTCCATCGAGTTATGTGGAACCATTCTTTTTCAGCCATTCGATAGCAACTTGACTTCCCAGCACTGAACCTTGTCCGGGTTGTTTTGTCGCGGACGATATTGTGGCGCCTTGAACCAGTGAACCCAGAGGTCATAGCGAGCCTGCTTTTTGCCTCCAAGCACCTTGGCGTAATGCTCTTCCAAAACATATTCCTTGTGAAGAACCATGCCAAGTGTGTGGCACGGCTCAGGCGCATAAGCCTCAGTTACCATCGCACCGGGTTTCAATTGTTTGCAGTCTTTCATATTCATGGTGCTATGAACTTCTCCTTCTCCTCTGAAAAGGAATCAGGCAGTGAGACTGTCTCGCCGCGCACTTGCTCCAGCTTGCAACTGTCCTCGATGTCAGCAATCATATTGTCAACGTCTTCAAGTGCGCGTGTGATCTTGTCTTTGACGCTGCGAAGCTGTTTCAGTTTTTGTTCGTCTGTCATTGTCGTCTCCTGCGTGTAACATAGGCACGCTCCGTCGCGAGTAAAAAACTATGCGGGCGACACGACAAAAAAACTTTTCGCCGCTTTCCACTCTTCAGGATCATCTGCCGTCACGATGAACGGACCCTTCGCATGACCTAGACTCTTTGTCACCTGAACCACCAGCTTTGATGGCAGGATGTTAGCATGGTTTTGATAAGCCTTGCTCATCACCAAGTCTCCAACTTTCATTTGACTACCTCCAAGAAGTCACCGTAGTGCGAAAGCGAATCACCGCGCACTGTATTGAGATTAAAGATACCGCCCCAACCATAACCATCCTCTTCTGGTCCTGTGATTACAATCGCCAACTGACCGTCCAGATTTTCATCAAAGTTGTCATTACCGGGCGGGCGAAGCTCCTTACCGAATCCGCGACGGGGTGGTGCATGTACGAAGCGGACCAATGTGCCAGCCGGAATGTCTTTAGGGGAGTTGCGCCAGTTCTTCATGCTTAAACCGTAGGAACAAAATCTAGCGAGTAAAGACTATTTTACGTGTTTGAGATCGCGGCGCACTTGGAACATCGGTTTGTCATGTCCAGACCAATGCACAGTGACATGGGTGCCTGGATGGCGTGGGACACTACTCAAGTTCTCGATGTCTGTCACCAAGCCTACCGCGCCACGAGCGGCAAAGTTGCACGTCAGCTTCTTGCCGTAAGCAGAAAGCTCAACTAAATCACCGACTTTCACTGACAAGCTCCAGTTCCATTTCGTTCCACCAAGTCCTATCTGCTCCCGGCCAATCGACCTCGTAGTAGACTATGCCGTAGTCGTCTTCATACATATCAATGACTATTCCATAGCCGTAGTCAACGCCAAGCATCGAAGCATCATTCTTTGGCAGAACAACATCACCGACGTTCATTGTCCCCACCAAGATGGATCACCACCTGCTTCGATGAGTCGTCGAGATCAAAGGCGCTGTGCCAGCCAGACTGCTCTGGGTGCAGAAACCACTTGATGTAATATGGCTCCGGCTGGCTTCCGTGCGCGTTACTGTGGTCTACCTCAGAGACGATACCAATGTCGCCGTCAAGAATATATAGAACGTGGTCGCCTACTTTGAAGTCTGATTGCATCATGGGTCCATGAGTTCTGAGAGGTTGTCTCGCCAACCGATGGCCTCGTCAACGTAGTCTCCATAAGTATCTCGCCACTTGATGCTGCCATCGAAGCACTTGATGTAGACATACTCTGGGCCTAGATCTTCCATTGAAGGATTCTGGAGTATACATGGATTGATGTAGTCATCCAGGTATTCTGTACCATGAGTCTTGATGATGCGGAAGCCTCCTCGCGGGGCAGCGAGCAAAATGTGAGTCAACAAAACGTCGTTGTCGATTGCTGCCAATGTCGGGAACATATGGCTAGGGTAGCCATCATAATGACAGTATGTGCCAACATATGTCCCAGGCTCAGTCTCAACATAAACATTAGAGCGCGTGCCCATTTTATGCCTCCAAGTAGACGATGCCCGCTGGTAGCTCACCAGACACTACGCCACCGTGCTTTGCAATCACATCCAACACGGTCTGCGAGGGCACCCAACCATAGACAGTCTCAGTCAGGTTTTCCGGGTTCTCTGCGTACCTCTCCAAGAGGGGCTCAGGCTTGTTTGGGAAGCCAACCTCGACCTCATCATATGAGGCCGCGTTGTCAGACCTTGGGCTGCAATATGCGTTGCTGTTAGCTTGCACGCTCATGCTGAATCCGTCAGCGCACTTGATTCTTTTATTCTTGCTCATCTACAATCTCCAGCCATGCCTTGCTGTTCCATGAATAATCAGGGCAACCCGGCGGTGGGTTAATCCAATGTACCTTGTAGTCACAACCGTTCATTGGTTGGTTGCGAATGTTCACTTCTACTATAATCCCCAAACCGCTCCGGTCAAGGGCATGTGTATTATTTACTAAATCACCGACTTTCATGACTCTCCACCGCTGAGTAGTCGCAGTAAATCATGCTTTCCTCTTTGGGGAACTCGACCAACATCGTGCCTTGGTTCGCATAGAACCTAACAATCTTGCCCGCGCCATATTCCTCTCTGCCTTTCACTATGACGGTATCACCGATTTTCATTTATCTTCTCTTCTTTCTGCTTGCGAGTCAGGCGCTTGAACTTGTTCTCGGCCCGCATGGCCGAGGAACGACTAGGGTGAGGCTCCAGCAAAACAATCCTCGTGGGCCTTCTTCTTCTAGTGTATTTTGCACCACGTTTGGTGTGGTTGTGTTCGTACAACCTTCTCTCCGTGTTCGTCGTTACACCAGCATAGTAAGAACCATCAGCGCACAGTAAAACATAAAACCACCAGAGATCAACTTTCACTTATTATTTCAACGTCTTCAAAGCCAAGATAAACTTGGGTGCCTTCAAAATCCACAGTCACGACCCTGTTGATGGCCGCTGCGACAACGACACCAATCTTGTCCTCATAGCCAATGCCGCGTCGTGTCTTCCTGCTCGAAAGTCTAACCAGATCACCGGGCTTCGGCTGAGTTGACGATTTTGATTTCTGAATATCTCGCACTTCTCTTTACCCCGTTTCTCAAATCCAGCAGCCTATACATTTGCTCACCAAAGGGCACTCCTTCTCTCGGCAGCTTTTCTAGAACAATATAGTAACGCCTTGTCTCATATAAAACAGAAACTAAATCACCCGGCTTCACTGAGAACCTCGACCCAGCCACTTGTGATAGCGCTCAGGTCCATTGGCATCGCTTCTCCGTTATTGGAGGGCCACAAGACAAGCTGGGTGCGCGACGGGCTATGAATGAGGGCACGCTCTACTAATGCGCCGACGATGATGCCAACGTCACCCTGGTCTACATCACGCACTAAGCTGCCAATCGGAATCGAGGTCATCGTGTTTCATCTCCTCAAGGCTTGCCTCTGCATAGGTGCCCTGCGTTCCTGACTCGTCGTCGAGCCATAAAATCCTGTAGTTGTTGTCGCCAAGTGAGCTTGTTACTACACCTAATGTAGACTCCAAAACTTGACCGTCAATCTTCATGTGAACCAAATCACCAGTAATCATTTTCCCACGTCCTTCGCCATGTTGGCGCTTGAAATATACATGTAGCCGCCCTTGTTGTAGGCTGGCGCAGTGCATTTTGCCTTGAATAGAATCTGTCTTGTCGCGATGGCGTCACCGCACTCCAAGCAGGTGTTGTAGCCGAGCGCCTTGCGGCGGTCAGAATACTCATCGTCACACTTAATACAAATAGCCACGTCGTCTCCATTGTAAAGGCTAGAAAGTAAGTTGTAGTTGCCGACCCTGCGGGTTGGTCTGTTCTTCCTTAACTATAGGCACCGTCATAACAAAGTCAAGCATGTCAATGTGCTTAACTCCTCTTTCGCCTGTGTCGTCTTCATAAGAGACATAGGCTGTACGATCGCCGCCCCATGCTATGGTCCTTGAGCCGTCTGCGCTTAGGGCCTGAACAACCTCAAAGAGTTCACGCTCATACATCGTGTACATCGTTTCGCCATCGTCGTCTTTGTGCCAAAACTCTTCTCCTAGCACGGCGAAAAAGTGCTCAGTCAAGTCGCGACCGTCAACCTCTTCTTCCCAATAGCAAGTCTCGCTGTATGCTTCCAGATTGCCGTTGTCGGTGTCAACGTAGAACTCAACCCAACCTTCGGGAACAGGTCGGTGCAGTTGACTTGGCTCATGCTTTCGCCAGTAGAGATAAAACCCTTCGTGGTCATAGCTGAGAAACTTGTCGCAAAAGTGTTCAATAACTTTTTCTGCTATCTCAGGCCCACACTTGGGCTTGAAGCAATAGCTTGCTAAACTTGGCATGTCGTCCTCCTGCCTAAAGTATAGTTACGTGTGTGTACGAGTAAAATATTTTTTACCCAGAAACCTCGAACTCAGTGTCATCTAAGAGTAAAATCCTATCACCACACAAGACTCGATAAACATCTCCAGGCCAAAGATCCGCTTCCGATGGGAGTTCCTCGGAATGAAGCCCAACGATGAGTCCGTGGGTACACTTACCAAGAGCCAACTCTTCAGGGTCGTGCAGCTTGACTAGGGTGCCGATAGTGAACTTTGCAGCCATATTCCTGAATCTAGTTTATCGTCGCTGAGAATGGTGTCAACGCTTTCACTTGTTACACTTAGTTTGTCATCTGGCCACACAACAGTGACAGCCAAATACTCGCCTTCCATCGTGCTTGGTCGGTACATAAAAGGCTCGTCAGATGTTACCAATCCCCATTCAGTTTCGCCGTCCAGATTGACATAGCCGATCAAATCGCCTTTGTTCATATTAAAAACCCACCCTATCCCGCCGCGTTCATTCACGGCCCAACCAGTACCTACACTATAGGGACGACAATCTACAGTGTAAAGGTAGTTCTACCTCTGATCAACAATGTTGTTGATGACCCACTTCTCCACCTTCTTCTCATCAAGAACCTCTGGTGTGACCAGACAATCCTCGCTGAGGTCACAACGAGACAGCAGCGTGCAAGTGCTATTGCTCGGCTGCCGATACCACTCGTCTTGAGGAATGTCATCGATGTTCAGGAACTCTGGCGGCATGTAACAACTGCCGTTAGTGTAGCTTCGGTCAGACCAAGAGTCTTTCTTGGGTACGACATACTGAAACTTGATGGCTCCTGAAATGCCGTAGAAGTATTGATCTCTAGTGATTGCATGACTGGGCGCAACAACCCCCAGGTCCACCGACTGAATGACAGCCATGATGTGCTTACCGTCCCCTTCTTGTCCGACACTGACAAGAGCACCGGGGCCGAAGCCAGCATCCAACATGCGAGAGATTACTTTCTTCCGAATGTCAAGCGTCTTCGCCAGTTGCTCTGCCGTCTGGCGCTTACGCTCAGGGCAGGTGCGTCGGGTGTGGCCCACGTCGCCGCAGAAACCACACTTGCGGTTCTGGCCGCGAGTTTCCATCTTGTGGAGTGCCTCTTTGGCGTTACGAAGGTAGCGCTCAGTGTTAGTTTTCTCCCACTCTCTGGAGAACTTGTCTTCTGCCAACTCTTTCGTGTAGCGTTCGATGTTCTCTTTAAGGTCTACCTTTCGCTTGGGGCAGGCGCTCTTGTTGTGGCCCTTCTCGTAGCAGTATCCGCAGCGCACCGTGCGCTTGTAGTTTCCGTTCTCGTCAGTAATGTATGCCATTGGGTCGTCCTCCTGTGGCTTTCGGGTACATCTAAACTATAGTCACGCTCATTCGGCTGTAAACAGTTTAATGTATTTTGTGTGCTCTTTGTAAATATAGATGCGCTGGCCGTCAGGTCTAGCGAAAAGGTGCGCGTCATCATATTGGACCGAATCTCCATTCATGCCACCATAAGCCTTCTTCAGTCCCAAATAGATTAGTGGCCCGGTGGACAATGCTCGCTTCATAAAATCGTCCGAGCGATAACCTCTTTCATAATCTTGCTTGCTCATTCGGTGCAACGCCACCCTGACCGCTTTTTCTTTTGCCATAGGCGCTGCTACAACATATACTCTAGGGTCTGAGCTTATGGTGTAGATCTCTGATTTCTTTAGCTTTCTAGTTCTCATTCAGGGTTCCGATATTCCATCGGGCTATGTACCTGTATTCGCCCTCAACTAAAATCCTGGCGTATGAGCCTCCGTCTAACATCTCGATAATCAAGAACGGAGTCCTGTCACGATAAAGCCGCACGAGCCAAGGACTGTCTCCAGTTGATGTGCTGTTCACGTATGCAAGTGTGCCTGCCTTCATGTAGACATTATAATCACTTGCGCGTGTCAGTAAAGAACTTGCGTGACCGCGAGCACAAAACTATGGCGTATGCCAGCATAAAACTATCCATTATCTTTAACCTCATCCATCGCTTCAAGCGTTTTCTGTAGAACCTGCAAGGCTATATTATCCTCAGAGGTTTTCTCCACCATGTCTTGCACGGCCTCGATGGCCTCGCCCACAGCTTCCATGTTTTCTTTCATCTTGTCGATTACTCGATCCAAAACTTCAAACTGCCCATCACTCGCCTGGGCACGTAGGACCATAAAATCTTGTGTGTTCATGCTGCTGCCCGCAGCATAAAAACCCTCGACTGCTTTATCTTTCTGCTCCTGCGTAAGCTCGTCCGACTTGTTTTGATTTTGCTTTTGCTCGACGTTTGTCTCGCTCAAGTTATCTTGAGTCGAAGAGCTAGGGTCCATAGCCCTTACTGCCTGCGAGTTGAGGCTTGGGCCAATACTTTCAATGCTCATTCTTTCCTCGAAACTATCTTTATCTCTGTATCCTGTTAGTGGTAGGTACATTGTAAAATAAATAGCTCCGAAAAAGTTATTTAGAATGTCGCATGTAAAACTTTCGATCGTGCGCGGCGTATGATGCCCTAAGATATGCAGTCACCTGCTCTTTTGTGACGATAAAACTTTGAGCCTCCATCGCCTCCATGATGTCCTTTATAATATCTTTCGGCGGATCATAATACTTGCCTTGAGACTTTAGAAGTTTCTTGTAGCCTTTGACACGATCGGCCTTATACTTGGAAAATATTTGCTTGTTGCCTTTCATCTTCCACCGTGCTTCTTTGTTTGCCTTCGGCAAAGCTGATACATTCACAGAGGGCAGTTAGCTCTCGCTTTGTATCGACAACTTTCAGTTCGTCATTACGATATTCGTAACGAGTCAAATCCTTTTTGCGAAGGTCACGCAGAGTTGTCATGGCGCGCTCGTAAGGCTCGTCACTAAACCACTTGACCTTCCAGAAGGCCCAGCCACCTCTCATCTTCTTTTCAGTTGTAACACCAAAGCGCCTAATGCCTTGATACTCCTGAAAAACTACATCATTGATTTTCATTTTCCTTTCCTTGGCCAGACTCAACATCGTCTGGATTGAACTTTTCTACTTCAATCGGCTCAAACCAAACCACTATGTCCATGTTTCCCGTTCGGTAAAACGCGCCTCGATATTGAGACTCGCCCGGTTCAATAAGTAGCTTTGGTGGTGCGCCATATTTTGATTGTCGGGGCACACCAGCGAGGCTTCGCAATATTGCGTCCACATCTGGCGTCACCCTCCCAGGCACTACTGACTTTTTTATAAGACCAAGGGGGTCTTGCGCCAAATCATATATCTGATTTGTCGGCACAAAAACACTGAAGAGTGACGAGCCTTCTTTGACCATCCTTTCGGCGTGGTCGAGATTTGTGTAGAAAAAAACTCTCGGCAAATCAGATGCCTCGTAATCTCTCCTACTATAGCTGTGGCGGTGCTGTAAAAAATAATCAGGATCCAAAGTCAGCTTTTGCTCGCTCGACTTTGAATAGTGATATAGTCTTATTGCGCCGTTCACCTCATAATCGCTCAACGCCTCTGTGAGTAAAAAACTTCGCCAGTTCTCAAACAAGTATTTCATATAAAGTAAGTAGTTCATATTACATGATTTGGCACGCCCGACTGGATTCGAACCAGTGACCTACGGCTTAGAAGGCCGTTGCTCTATCCAGCTGAGCTACGGGCGCTCACCCTATTCGAAGCTCGTGCCAAACTTGCTAGTCTTGTGCCGTGAAACTTCATTCAGGCGTCTAGCCAGCGCAGCCAAGTGCTTGTAGTCAACTCGGTAAGCCGAATGACCAGCAGTTGCTTCGCCACTCAGCTTCTTCAACTCAACGCCCTTCTTGCGATATTTAGTCGCTCGCCCCCGAAGCTGCTTGAAGCCACTATTACGGCTTGAGTAAAACGTCTTCCCTGGGCGGTGGGCTTGCCGCTGCCAAGCATCCTCAATCTTGTCATACACCTCTGATAAAGATTCGCAAAGCTGCCAGGTGACAACAAAAGATTCTGAATCTAGGCTAGCCTTCTCTCTCGATTGAAGGCGAAACTTGATATTTATATTAGACATGCTTAATCCTCCTATGTCATACTAAGACTATAATAACAGTTCAAGTTAAGTTAAGTCTTTGTTTCAATAAAGCAACTAAAGCACCGCATATAGCACAAGTGCTATAACACCAGTAGCTACGCCAATGAGGGCGCCCTTGAAAAGTCCATCTCCACTAAATCTATCTGCGTAATCATTCATGATTTTCTCCTAGTAAGTCTCGCATTTTAAACAGCCCAAGTTCTTTGTGCTTGCACTCCAACATAACATCCAAATCCAGATCGTAAAGATCGATCGGAGTCCAATAGGAATCAGAGTGCGCGTTGTCTCGAATCTTAGGGTCATTGTATTCGACGGATCTGGACTGTGAGTAGTGTACGACAGGACGAACATCGCCCCATGTCATGCACGCAGTCAACAGAGCCTCTTCTTCGTCTTGGCCACCGGTGCAGAACTTGTGGTGGTGATAGTCGAAGACGATTGGAATCCCAATACGACTATGAACCTCGTCATATAGTTCCTTGGTTGAGTACAGGCTAGCCTTATCATCATTCTCGACGGTCAACCTAGAGCGCACAGACTCAGATAGTCGCTCAAAGTTGCGACAAAAATTATCGATTGCCATCGGCTTGTTGTTATAGTGTGCGCCAACATGAATATTAATCTTGGCATAAGGCGTGCGCGGAAGACCCATGAGATCAAAAATCTTGCCATGATTTTCCAAGTCAACAATGGTGTTTGCTACAACATGTGGCGTCGGACTAGTGAGCTTGTTGAATGGACCAGGGTGCGTCGTAATGCGCTGACCATACAACTTTGCTAGATCGCCGGCGCGTCTAAGAGACGCGGCGATCGCTTTGAAGTCTGGCAACTCCTCTAGTTCATATTCACTGTACCAGGGTACAATATCTGAGGACATGCGATAAAACTTAATGTCATTGTCTTCGTTCCATTGTATGATACGCTCTAGGTCTAGACAGTTTTGTAGTGCCAACTCAGAGGCATACGGCAAACCTTTAGCATCAAAGGTCTTACGAATCATTGAGCGATTTGTAGTAACGCGCTTAGACTTGGGCTGGTTACTCAAGCCCATGTTGATGCATGCGTATCCTAGATTATACATATTATCCTCGTGTGTGAATGGTGGGCTCTCTCGGACTTGAACCGAGGACTACCCCGTTATGAGCGGGGGGCTCTAACCAACTGAGCTAAGAGCCCGAAATATAATGGTAGCCCCGGCGGGACTCGAACCCGCAAGCCCATACGGGCGACAGATTTTAAGTCTGTTGTGTATGCCAATTCCACCACAGGGCCGAGACTTAACAGCTTGGTACTACGTAACAACCAGTCTTGTCACACTCTTCAAAAAACTTATCGACTGCTGTATCATATTCGGATCCAGAATCGATATCCGGCCCTGCATCATGCAAGACATCGGAATCATTATTCGAATCAGGTTCTGGCGTGGAATCAGTATCACGTTCTAGCTCCACGGGCACCAGAATAACCTCTGGGTCGCGATCTCCGAACTGTGCGCTGCACTCGCCTACAATGCCAGATGCAATCACAATCATTGAAATTAAGGCAAACAGCCCTACCGCTTTGTAACTCATTTGTTCCTCCTCTTGACTTTAAGATAGACACAAACTTGTTTCTTGTAAACACTTAGTCTTCGCTGGTTTCAATTAAGCGTGACAGCTTTGCTCTGATGGCGTTAACCATCTTGATCCTTGAATCAGGCGTACCGGACTGATAGTCGATTGCCTGACGAAGCAAGTAAAGCTCTTTCAAGACATTACGGATAACTTCGTCCTTCGGATCAGGAACATATACTCGCATCGAATACTCCTCCTAAATCATATTTCTATGACGACAACTCCCCTGCTCTCGTCGTCACGCTTTTCTGACTCTTCTTGTTGTTTCTTAGCCCACTCCTCAAAGCGGCGCCGCTCCTCCTCAGAAGGCGCAGGGATCTGTAGGTATGGGCGCTCTTGAGTCATCGACCTTGACCCCTGCTTGGCTTACGCCGGCGACGTGCTGCTGAAGGGGGTGAACCGGCTCGCTGACCGTTGATAAAAGTCTCTCCGCCAGCCGCCGGCTTCTTACTGTACTTGCCCTCGCCCTGTCTCGTAGTCTTCTTCTCGCTTAGAGAAGAACTCTTTGGGTTTCCATATCTAGACATTGAATAACTCCTTTTCTATTGCTCTGTCCATCATTGTGATTCCGTGCAAATGGTCAATCTCGTGCTGGACGCAAACACACTCAAGCGGATTTTTTTGAAAAGAAAAAATCAACTGCTTGTTGTGATTAGATGCGTCGACAACAATATCTGTCCATCGCTCAGTAATAACATAGTCACCGGGAAAGGACAAACAACCCTCTTGAAAAAAGCTTTTTCCAAAATGGCCTACAATCCTGGGATTGACTAAGATAATCGGGCGCACAACATTTACAACGCACACGGCAGCGTCGACACCAACTTGGTTTGCTGCAAGCCCGACGCCATCTTTGTTTTCTTTTAGGATTTCTAAAAGCCTGTTACCAACGACCAAGCCTTCGGTCACTGTTGCACAAGGTTTGACGACCCTCTTAAGGATCTTCTGGTCGGTGACGTACTCCACTATGTCCCGACTCCATTCTCTAGAATGTATAAGCATAAAAATAAACTTGAAACTAGGGCAACCATCCAGAACCTAACTCTTCGCTCTGACTGGTCATTTTCCATCTTTAAGCCCCCCTAACAATAAATAGGAGGCTGCGGCTTCTGCTGCCTTATAAATAACTTTGCGATGTAAAAACTTAAAACCGCAGTAGCGATGCCAGAAACAACATCGGCAACAAAATGCTGTTTAATCACCAGGGTAGAGAAAGAGATACCAATTGCCCATAGCAAGAAAAACCTGCTAATGAATGGATTCTCTTTTGCATATTTTGTCTTCCGTGCGGCCAAAAACATCAGCCACGAAAAAGCAACATGGCCAGACGGGAATGTATTACTCGCACCGTCTATTGTGCGAGTAAATTCAACTAAAGTCTCATGCACATTTGTAACCTCAAATGGCGCGCGCGGATATATCGCCGGCGCCGCGATATGAAATACTGACATAAGCAGGCCGGCCACTATGCAAGCCCAAAATGTCTGCATAAAAAGTGCTCGATGTTGTATATACCCCACCATAACCATGGCTATACAGACAGGCAGCGTATGATACACCCAGACAAACTCGGGCATAAAAGGGATCGCACCATCAATCTCAGTCCAATAGTCAACTTGTGTCTGGTGGACGAAATATTGAATGGTGTAATAGATGACAAGGTAGGCAAGGAACAACAATGCTGTGTAGATTACCTTGCCATGTCTCGACATAGAGATCTCCTGCAACAAAAGAGAGGGAATGAGGTGCGCAAGATTTTACACACCTCATTCCTTAACTATCTAAATAAACAGGAAAAAGTTATTTTTTTTTGAAAAAATTTACTTAATTTCAATGTTTAATGGGCGTGCCTCTTCCTTGCGTGGAAGAACCAACGTAAGAAGCCCGTTATTGAACTCTGCTGTAGTATTATTTAGATTGAGATTGTTGTCATAGTTGACATAAGTTTTTGTAAAACTTCGCCTAGCAATCCGACGAGCATCATCATTCTCGCTAGCGCGGGATGCACTAACAGTGATGGTGTTTTTCTCTGGCTTGATCTCGATAGACAAGTCTTCCTTGGAAAAGCCCGCCAAAGCGAACTCCATAACGGTGTCACCTGTGTCATTCTGATACAGGTCAGCAACAGGATAACCTTTGGTTGTTCTATTCGTTAGAGCAGAAAAATCCATAGCATCAAACAAATCATCAAAAACGCTCCTACCAAGAAGGCTAGGGCGGTAAGTGGCAAGTGTTGTATTCATAATATTTTCTCCTTAAAAAAGCAAGTTAATAAGCAAAAGCCCCTTGCAGCAGCAAATGCTCTTTTATACTATAAGAACATTTTTTTAATAGTCAAGAAAAATATTTATTTCCACATCACCTGTATTGTTATTATGGCGACGGAGAGCACCAAACACACCATAGTCTTGGGAACCAGTATAGACTCCTTTAACAGTGCGTAGGTCAATATTGCAAACACCATGTTAGATACCCCGAAACCGATCAGTTTGGAGGACCACAACAAGCCAGTCGCATCTACGATGTGTCGGATGGCATACCAAAAGCAAAGACCCATCGGGACAGCAAAAATAATGTTTGACAACATGGGTCGCGAAGACCACCAGGGCCAAACAAATTGTGAATTAAATTGAAACCAAGCAAGTACGTTGCCCAGCAAAAATAACATTACACCAGCAAACATTCTTCACCCCGCTAATGAATAGAGGTAGATATAGACAACTTGTTAAGCTCGCTGACAGCATGGTGCCTAGCTAAAACAATGTTCTGTAAAGTCAAGATTGTGTTTTCTAAAACCATCAAATGTTCGCCTTGTCCCTCATCAGGCATAGAAACCGCACTTTCAATTTCTTTCTCAAGGAGAGATATTAGTGTTAAGTTAGACCAGATCATCTCACAAAACAAACTGAAAATGTAGCTTTTGCTCTCCTCCTCTGCATCGAGGAGCATGTCTTTTGTCAAGTTCTTCACCACGTCATATTGTTGCTGAGTCTCTACAAGAAGCTCAACTAAAAACTCGAAAGACAGCGAATATACCTTGTTACTCATCTATTCCCAGGTGGTCAAGAAAGTCGGTGTACCCGCCAATAAACTTTACATCGTTACCGACGCGCTTAAAAATCATTGGTACAGTTCTCCAGTCGTGCACCTTTTTGATTTCTGCTAGAATGTTCTCTTGCTCCGGCTCAAAAACAACTTCGCCAAATTCCAAATCTCGTTCTTGCATGAGCTGTACGGCAGAAACGCAAAAGGGGCATCCAGGCTTAGAAAAAATTATATAACGATCCATTTAGTTTGCCTCTCTCTTGTTTAGCTTTTCTGCTATTTGTTCTAATGGGCCAACAACATCAACCATCGTAGGTCCAGCGTTGGAGCGAATCAAGAACAAGCGCGTAAACTGAGTGTGCTCGCTCAAGCCATCCACCATAGGGGTGGTTCTTGAATTGTAATCTTCGTTAGCCCGGGCAACAATAACATGTTCTGGGTTAACAAGGGCGCGCCGAAGCGCAAAGTCTGTCTTTACTCGGCCAGCGACGGGATCATATTCTGACGCTGCTGAATATATTTCTGTAAGTTCAATCATCTTTTATCCTGAAATTTCGTAAACATCTTTTGCCAATACTGTCCAGTGCTGATTCTCATAAATAACACTTAGGATTTTTGGATCAGAGCCAGCCTCAGTCAGCAACAAGTTTCTTGGCTTTTCAAGTTTCATGTAGGTTTGTATATCTCCGCTTTCACGAAATCTATACAAATAAACCCCCGAGGGTGCATGAACTAAATCGCCTTTCTTAAACTTCATCTTCTTGCTCCTCGCCGACTGGAGCCGTAGCTTGTCTCATGTCCTCAGGCAAATCAGGCGCGGACAGCTGCGCAATAACATTGGCGTACCCCTGGAGCATGCTAGTAACATCCTCAAGTTGACTATCGACGATGGCCAATCCAGATCGAACATGCTCAACAGAATCATTAAAAGCAGGCAAACTGGCTGTGGTCATGGGCGCTTTTGATAGTTGCGCCAGCCTTCTCCTGATCAGGTGTATTAGTTCATCAATTTTAGCTGGCACCTCATCAAAATCAATAGTGTGCGTAATCTTAACTTTCATTTTCTATCTCCACAATAGCGTTGTTAGTAGTAATAAGGGTGGAAGCAACAGAGACGGCATTCCTGAGTGCGGTTATGGTAACCTTAGCCGGATCGATGATTCCTGCTTCCATCATGTCGACAACCTCCCCGCTGGCAAAATTCCAACCGAAGCCTTCTTTCTCTTGTTGTTCCTGAAGCCTGGAGATGATCAAGTCTGAGCTTTCCCCCGCGTTCGAAGCCATCTGTCTAATCGGTGCTTCGAGGCTTCTCTTTAATATCTCAGCCCCGAATCTCTGATCTTCGTTTTCTAATTCAAACTCCAGCTTGCGACAATTCAACAACGTCGATCCGCCGCCGGGGACAATCCCTTGTTCTTGGGCTGCTCGTACTGCCTCCAGCGCATCTTCAATACGGTGCTTTTTCTCTGTCATTTCAACTTCCGTTGGAGCACCTACCTTAATTATTGCAACACCACTGTTTAGCCTAGTGATGCGCTCCTGCAGGCGCCGGCACTCCTCCATGTCTTCTGTTTGCTTTATCTCAGACTTGAGAGACTCTATCCTCTCTTCAATAGCTGGCCAGTCGGAGTTGCCGTCAACAATGGTGGTGAAATTTTTCATAATCTCAATTCTCTTACATGTACCCAAGTCAACCAGCTTTACGTCACCTAGCTTTTTTCCTGATTCACGAGACACAAAATTAGCTCCGGTGGCCAGGCAAAGGTCCCTCATGATGTCCCTTCGCTCATTGCCGTATCTAGGAGCCTTGACAGCGGCGACCCTCATTGTGCCACGAACTGCGTTCATAATTAACGCTGCCAGGGCTTGACCCTCGACTTCTTCAGCGACAATCACAAAAGGCTTTGCTTCGCGAGAAACAAGCTCTAGAATAGGGAATATATCATTTACGTTTTCTATCTTGTGATCTGTAACAAGCATGAGAACATCATCATAATCAACAATGTTTCTTTTTTCATCTGTAACAAACGCTCTAGCAAAATATCCAGAATCAAATCTAAAGCCCTCGACAACATCAAGACTTGTTTGTTCGGCCTTGGCTTCTTCGATAGTGATAGCGCCGTCGGCTCCGGCCTGATCGGCAGCAGTGGCAATGAGTTTACCAATAGAGGCGTCGTTGTTAGCTGAAATTGTTGCAACATGTTCTATCTCTTCGAATGACGAGACGGGCGTGGCCTGATGTTCAATCTCATTTACAATTTTCTCTAGCGCGTGGTCCATGCCTCGCTTAAGCTCAATCGGAGAACTGCCGGCAATAATATATTTTTGTGCATTAGCTAGGATGTCTCTTGCCAGCACTGTAGAGGTAGTCGTGCCGTCCCCTGCAAGTGCGTTGGTTTGCAACGCTGCTTGCTTCAAGACCTCGGCACCCGCGTTCTCAACCGGATCGTCTAAGTGAACAAAGTTGGCAACAGTGACGCCGTCTTTTGTTATGACGGGGCTTACACCATTTTTATATAAAAGGACGTTTCGTCCGCGTGGGCCGAGCGTAGCTGCAACGTTGTCAGCCAACTTGTCGACTCCAGCGAGTAGTTTTTCTTGCAAAGCGCGGTCGTGCGCATAGACCTTAGTCATAGATACCTCATTAGTATTATAAGTCCAGATTACCACAAGTCAATCTTTTTTTAAAGATTAAGATTGCTTACCTGGGTCGATTTTTAAGCCAGACTCTTCAGCCGTTTTCTTTTGAATGTTTCCGGCAGAATCAATAGACTTTCGAGCGTGCTCATCTTCTTTCAAGCCAGTTGCAAAATACGCCTGAATGTTTGTGGTCAAGTCTTTGAGGCTACCAAAGATCTCAAAAATAGATTCATTAATAATCGCAATAACTCGATTCAACATGCCCTGAATAGCTTCAGGACCGATCTCAATTTCGGTTAAATACACCTCAGACTGGCCCTCGGGGAACAAGCCCTGGGTGTCTTGCTCGCCGTCGGGGCCCGCTGCAGCAGTGGCGATTCTTTCAACCATTGTGCGAGTCATTTCAAACTGATCTACGTTCGCATAGCCGTAAGTATATTTGAGAGCCTTCTTTTTCTGAGCGGTGCTTAGGTTGTTGTACGCGACCTGCGACTCAGATATGAGATCTCGGCCTTCGACGCCAGTGAAGTAAGCGCTCTTGATGGCGGCCTGTCTCTTCAGCGCGGCTTCGGTAGCCGAATACTTCTTTCTTATTTGTTCATTTGCATCGATGATTGCATCTCGCATAGCCTTTCTAGTTCTCGAAGTCGTCTTGGGTTCAGCAAGGAACTCAAGCTCTTTAATCTTAACATCTAATGGCGTAGCCGCGATAGAAGACTTGCCTCGAATGACTTCACCCTTGCCCCACATTTCATCATCTTTGGCATAGTTAACGGCCTGCACTAGGGCTTTAAAATCTATCTTGCCATAGATATCTTCAAGACCCCTAGTCTTGATTATTTTTGCCAAGTTTTCCAGAAACTCTTTTTCTAAAACTTCGGCACTTGGAAATTGTCCTGCTGATGGCAAGGCTTTCACCTTCCGACCCTTTAGAAAAGCCTGAGGTAAGATTATACAACGGCGCGACTCCTTGCTGGAGTTGGCAATGATGTTAAACACGTTGTCCAGCGTGAAGTTAAATCTATAAAATTTTAATACGCCAGCCTTCTGCAAGCCCTCGCCCTGCAAGGTCTTTGTAACGACGACATATTGCATTGGCTCGCCGGTAACTAAGTCGTTCACTAAGTCAACCCAGCTACCTCCGACCTTCACTGAGCCGTGATTGTAAAGCTTCAAGCTGATCGCTACCTGATTAGCGTCCTTGAGGTCTGCAATAGTACCCTCGCCAGTCGGCACCTGTGTGCCACCTAGCAACACTGCTAAGAAGGACTCAAAAGAAAAGCCGGCCGAGGAAGCATTAAAGTGGCCAATGATCGTTGTGAGCGTCTTGTAGAACACCAAGTAAGACATGACCTTGGAGATTCTTTCAGAGTTCGAAGTTCCCTCGTCCATACCCAGCATGCGAAATGACTCTTCGTCACCTTTATAAAATCGTGAAAGGCTGTCGAGTTTATCTTTTAGATCTGCGCCCTGAATATTTCTTAGGAAATTGTGCAGTTGACCACGGGCAGTTTCATGGAAGCCTTCTTCCTCTTCGCCCACTGACACGTCAGACCAGCCAATTTCAGAAACAGGAATCTCTGGGATTGCCTGCATTGTGAGCGTGAACTTTTCTTGATTTTCGAAAAGCATTTGAAGCTTATCTCTACCCATTTCATATTCCGCGATCATCTCAAAGAGCATCTCTAGGTCAAGGTTGTCAGAGTAAAAGCTGTCTACAAGTGAATTAATTTTTTCTTCATTCATGTTTATAAATAGTCCTAAAAAATGATATCAGCAATTCCTAGCTTAACTGCCTCTTCGGCATCCAAATATACGTTGGTTTTTTTGTTCATCAGCCGCCTAACATATTTCTCATCCATGTTTGTTTCTTCAGCAAGGGCCCGGACATAAAGCTTCTGTGTCATCTTGGCTTCCTCAAACTCATTGGCGATGTTCGCGAGATGGCCGTGCTGGCCGGAGATGACTCCGTGAATCATAACACGACAATTCTTCCCTATGTAGCGGTGGCCTTTTGTACCAGACGCCAACAGCGGAACGCCAGCAGACATAACCTTGCCTAAGCCATGTGTATAGATGGGAGTTTTGTCTCTTATGGAGCGTATTGTGTCGTATACTGAAAACATTTCTGCAGCGACGCCGCCGAAAGTAGATATGTAAAAGTCTATTGGTTTGTAAGTCTCAACTAGGCTTTTTTCAGGCTCGTCAGGATCCATAGCAACCAGCTCTTTGCCCATCTCATGAAGCGCGAGGAGGCCATAAATGGCTTCCGAGCAGCGCTCTTCTGTGATGTCACCATAAATACCAGTAAATCTTAAATCTTGCTTGTCCATATAGCTCATCAGAGTTGCTAACTCTTCATTCGATTTTTCTGTCTTTTCTTTCTTCTCACCTTCATTAAACTTGTTCATCTTGACTCCTAACTTCTTCAAGTGCGTGAATAACCCTCTCCACAGTGGCCCAGTCTTTTATACCTAAAGAAGACCAGACCTCTGGAGGGGTGCTATTTTTCAATGAAAGAACGGACAAGTTTTGCCAATACTTGACCGCTTCTCTTATAATCGGCTTCTCCGCCTCAGTCGCGCATGCCGCAAGCAAAAATTGCTCAGAGTGCCTGCTGGCATATTTTGTGATTCCCAAGCAATTAATCAAGGCTGTGCGATATACCCTTAATTTAATATTGATTCCAAGCATCCTAGAAAGGAAAGCGTGACACAGGGCGCCACTAATAAATATAAATAAAGCTTCTGCTAATTCCATTACTACCTCAAAAAAAAAGCAGAGCTTTCGCTCTGCTTTTCATTATACCACTTTTACATCAATCTCTTAACGCTTCTTCAACAATCTTTTAGCGACGCGGCGGGTGACCTCTTGTACAATCGACTCCTCAAGATCGTCCTCGCCCTCGTCGCCTGCTGGGGCTTCGCCCCCTTCTTCGTCCTCTGGCTCATCCATGTCCATCTCTTCTTCGTCGCCAAGATCAGGCTCCTCCATGTCCATGTCGTCTTCACCGCCTGCTCCGGCAAGGATCTGGTCAATTACATCGCGAGCAGTGCGAAGAGTCTCAACATCCTCCTCGCTGATCTGGACCTCTGCTTCGACTCCTTCATCGCCGCCAGCCTCAGGATCATCGCCCATGTCCATGTCGTCTTCTTCGTCGCCCATGTCCATGTCGTCTTCTTCGTCGCCGGCCTCGGGGTCACCACCCATATCCATGTCTGCTTCTTCGCCGCCTGCTTCGTCGCCGGCTTCCATATCCATTTCGTCTTCTTCGGCCTCGAACATTTCTTCTTCTTCGAGACGATCAATAAAGTTTTCGCTTAGTGGGTGAAGATTCGCGAATTTCATCATCTTGCGAATTTCACCTTCTGATAAGAGATTCTTACTCATAGTATATTCTCCTTGGTATAATATGCATACTACAAACTAAATAGACCCATCTGTAAAGAAACGACCTATTTTTTTTAAAACTGAATCTTCTATTTGTTTAACCCTGACAAAACTAATCCCGAGCCGCTCACCAACATCACGAAGAGTCATATTGCCATTCTTTTCAACCGCTTCCAGTGTGCAGTTTCTGTCTTGCTCAAAGTCTATCCAATGCCGGCACTCCTGCACAGGACAAGAAACGCCCAAGCGTTTACATGTTTTCAAGCATTCTCTCATATTCCACTCTCCGTCTCGATTATATCAAATATAGACTCAATTTCGTTTTCATCTAAATTAAATTTTTTAATATTTTCATTAGAATTTTTAATCATCTTGCTGGCTGAGGCGCGCTTGTGCTTGCCTTGCAGGTTCATTTCTGCTTTTTTCTCTGTCAGATAGCCCACAACAGCGGGGTGGTTGTCTATATAGCCAGACAGCATGATTCTAAAAAACTGAGATTGGCTGATGCCATCATGCTGGCACCTGATCCTGAGCCTGGTTTGCCTGTCAAGAGAGTCATAGAACATGATTTTTTTTCTTTCTTTGGGCTTCGGTGCAGTTGGGTCCTTCACTCATTCCTCCACAATATGTGAGTTGCGCTCTCGCTCTGGCCGGCACTAGTTTGCAAAATAAACTCAGATTTGGCTTGAAAGTCCGCTATGTTACGGCAGCCAGAGTAAGACAAGCCGCTCCGGAGGCCACCAACAATGTCACCCATAATCAAGCTCACGCTGCCTCTAAATGGGACAGTAGTTGACACACCCTCCGGCGTGGAGGATTTCCCGCGCCAGCTAGTCTGCGCAGCATGAGAGGCCATGCCTCTGTAAACCTTATACTTCTTGCCGTTGGCCTTGGTCAAGACATCGCCCGGAGTCTCAGACGAGCCGGCCAACATAGATCCTAACATAACAAAGTCGGCGCCGGCAGCGATGGCCTTTACCATGTCGCCAGTAGTCTTTATCCCGCCATCAGCAATTATCTTTGCATCGTAGGTGCTTCTTGCGCAATCCATAACGCTCTGTAGCGTCGGCATGCCGTGACCGGTCACAAGTCTCGTGGAACAGATAGACCCTCCTCCGATACCAACCCTGATAGAGTCAGCTCCAAGGGAGGCTAGCTTATCAAACCCCTCTAAAGTTGCCACGTTGCCTGCCATAATGTGAACGTCATCACCAATCCTGTTTTTTAAGTTGGTTAGGCTGCGCTCAACCATCGCATGATCTCCGTGGGCGACGTCAATGCACAAGACGTTAGCGCCGGCATCCACTAAAGCAAGTGCACGATCAATCGAATCGCCAGTCACTCCAATGGCTGCGGCAATAGTCTTGGCACCTCTAGAGTAAACTTGATAAACCAGCTTGGCCTGCTCTTTGATTGTATTATATCGATGAATGACGCCTAGGCCGCCATGCTCGGCCATGGCCAAAGCCATAGTAGTCTCAGTAACCGTATCCATTGGACTAGAAATGACTGGCAGTGCTAGAGTGACGCCCTTGGACAAGGAAGAAGACAGGCTCACTTCTGACCTGCTTTCAATATCACTATATTTTGGCACAAGCAAAACATCATCGAACGAATATGTCTGCCTAATCATTTTCTACTCCTTTTTTTAGGGTGTCGAGCCTTCTCTTCAAGTACCATATTGCTTTCTCAATGTCTCTAATCGCTGTACCTTTATGCATGTGTCTTGAAATATACTTCACGGCATTGCCGCAATTAAAATCAAGATCCCAATCTTCAATAACATCGATTGTTTCATATTTGCCCTGATTGTAGTGGTCTGGATGGTCGACTAAATTCAAGGCAAGAGTTAGAGTCTCTTCTTCCGAATTGTCAACACCCAAAAGCATTTTTATTGTCTTATTTTTATCTTTCATCTTATCTCCTAGAAGCCTGGTGGCATGCCATTGAGTGGGTGCCCGTTAGGCCAAACCTGCGCCTGTTGGGGGGTCACGTCAGTGCTGCCAAGGGCCCCATCTCCGCGCTTAGAAATAGAGATTGACTCACCATAAAGATCTCCATCTGCCTTTTCAGATAAGCGGAAGGGCACCACTGGAATGAGCACAAGCTGTGCCACCTTGTCGCCCGGACAAATTGATTGTTCGTGCCGTCCGACATTGTGTAGATCAATGAAGACCTCTCCGTCGTAGCCGGAATCTACGATGTGCGCACCAACAACAAGAGAGTATTTGGCACCCATTGAGGAGCGGTTGCAAACTTGCAGCATGTATCCATGCGGTACACCAAACCTCAAACCAGTTGGAATTAAACTATTTCCGGCTGGTGGGATGATAACCGATTCAGTTAAGTTTGCATACACATCCAGCCCGGCGTCCGATGGATTTGAGCGAGTTGGTGTTTTTACTTTCTCATTCTTCTTGCAGTATTCTAGAATCATTTTCTACCTCCTGTATTGCGGCCATCGCTGTGTCCCAACATTCGGGACAATAAAGCCTAACTGCGTTTTGTTTTTCTCTAACAATCACCTTCCAGGTATTAGCGTACTCCTTTGATTTCTTATCAAAATCTTTACGACAAGAGTAACATTCGTCACCTAGTTTGTGAAATAAGTTAATTTGTTCCTGCATGCTTTTTTTAGCACGCTTCTCTTTTGCTCTTCGCATTTTTCTTTTTAAGCTTCCCATATTACCCCAACAGTTTGAAACCTCTAACAGAGCGCGAGCTAAAGCCCCACTCATCACTATAGTCTAGCTTGGCAGCATAAGGTCGATTAAGGTGCAATACATCATGCTCTTTGATGCCCCAGCACTTGATTGTTGTTGTCGTTGAAGTATCATCGATAACCTTAACCAGCCAGTATGGCTTGTCATTTTTAGTTTTCTTAGGGATGATCTGCCTAGGTATAAACCACGCAACTCCAAGCTTGTTGTCCCAATTGCCAACTGCTGGTACGCAGTATCTTTCAATTGCCTCCATGACGTTTTGTGACATGACAAGCGAAAAAGGAAACATTCCCGTCAATGAAGAGATGTACTCGATCTTCTCCTCGCTGGAAAAATCGCCCTCTGGAGAATATAGTTCAATATTTTCAACCAGCTTCTTAACGCTTTTTGGTCTGTCTTGGATGCACGCCATCCAGAAATGTTTTGCTCCGGTGAACCTCTCATCCACAAGATTGGGGATCGCACCAGCCCTACAAAGAACGTCAAGCGCCTTCTTGTTGAGTTTTGAATAGACAATATCTTCGTTAAACAGCAATTCTTCCACTGTGTTGAATGGCCTATTGTTGATAATCTGCTCAATAGCTTTGTCCCCCAGGCCTTTAATAGAGCTTAGTGGCTGAATCAAAGTCCTGCCGTCTTCAGCTATCTCCCACTGCTGAGTGGAAGTATTGATATCCAAAGACTTAATCTTAAATCCAGATTTTTGAGCTAGCGAGATTGCGACCTCTTTTCTGGACTCTGGTTCCTTGTCAAGGAAAGCTGCCATCCATTCCGCAGGATAGTAGTTCAATAGCCAAGCACACTGAAAGCTGAGTATAGAATAAGAAATAGCGTGAGACTTATTAAAGCCGTAACCACTGAAGTATTCAAATGTTTGCCATAGATCGCTGGCCTTTGACTCTTCAATTCCCTTCTCCTTGCAGCCCTGGATAAACTTCTCTCTGATCTTGTTCTTTTCCTTCGCACCTTTTCCTGTTCCTTTCTTAGTTAATAGTTTTCTGAGTTTGTTTCCCTCGTCCAAAGAGATGTCCTTACCAAGCTTGTGAGCCAGCAAGGCAATCTGCTCCTGAAAGATGAGGAAGCCTGCAGTTTCGCTCGTAACTTCTTTAACGGTGTCGTTTATGTATCGAATGTCTGAGCTGTTATTCTTTGCCTTTACATATTGCCTATCAACAGAGGCCGACAATGGCCCGGGCCTGTAAATAGATGTGATAGCAGAGATGTCAATAATGTTGTTGGGCTTTGCTTTTTTGCAAAACCGTTGTGCACCGGCGTTAGTAAACTGAAATACGCCGGCGAACTTACCTTTATGAAAGATGTTTTTGTACACCTTGTCATCATTAAGATCAATCTTGTCTGGATGCAGATTCTCCTCGTAGTATTTTTTGATATCTGCAAAAGTCGGATCTTGGATCCCGTGATGTCTTTTCAGGATGTGGCCGACGGCGGACTGAATCATCTCCAAAGTAGAAAGACCCAATAGATCAAACTTAATAAAGCCAAGCGGCTCTAAATGTCTGACGTTCATCCCCTCTGACCAAGGTGTTTGAATGACACCACCAGAACAGATCAAAGGCATGTGCTTGTCAAGATCTTCACCAATCACCACACCTCCGGCGTGACGACTGACAGAACGTACCTGCCCCACGAGAGATTCAACGTGTGTCTTGATGTGGGGGTATTTGTTCAAGAAGTTTTGCAAGGAAATAGAATAGTCCATGACCTCTTCAAAAGTTGGAACATAGACACCAGCCTTGATGCCATGCTTTTTCTTTGCCTTGGGGGTAGCCTCCTTGACCATGCGACTAGTAACCGCGTTGACTTCAACAAATGGCACATCATAGAACTTCCCGATATCTTTGATTAGAGATCTAAGCTGCAGAGTATTAAAGTTGGAGATAGGCACAACCGTTGTGTTGCCCCACTCCTCTGCAAGAATCTCTTTAAGGCCAAAAGCATCACTAACATCATAATCAATATCAGGATAGTCTTTTGCATCAGATCGCAAAAAACGACTGAATAGTAGGCCGTACTTGATTGGGTCGACTTGTGTGATTCCCAGGACATAGGCGACAAGTGAGCCGGCTGCGGATCCTCGGCCCGGGCCGGCCAGCATGTGCTCGCCAGCTTTGTCTGCGATAGCCTTCATGGTGAGAAAATACTTACTAAAACCTCTGCCATTGATCGTCGTTATCTCGTGTTTTAGGCGCTCAATATACTCTTCATCATCGTCTAGGCCAAGCTTTTTAAGACCACTAATACAAGCCTTTGTCAGTGTCTCGTCGGCGTCGGCGCCATCAGGAACAACGAAGCCTGGTAGCCGCACAGTGTCGTCTGGCATAAAGTCATCAATTAGCTCATGAGCAATCCAGTGAGTGGTTGTTAGCGAATCGCGGACGACGCCATCATCGTATTCGACGCCGGCTTCGCTGGAGTACTTCTTGTAGGAAGCCCACATCTGATCGCCGTTCTTCGGGTAAAGCTCATAACCGATCTCCTCAACACCGAGTGGAAGCTCGGAGGTCATATAATCAGGCTGCTTCTTGCCTCCTCCAAGCCAGCCCAAGCGCTTATAAAGCTCGCGCTCTTTCCAGGCGTCTGGACTGGGGTAGTGGCTGTCTGCTGTGGATATCAAATCTATGCCAAACTCGTCTTTCATTTGAATTACGAACTTATTTAAAATGTGTTGCTCCGGCACGTTATTCCACTGCAGTTCTCCATACCACCGGGAGCCGAGAGCTTTTTGCATTCGACGAGTTGTTTCGCGCATGGCGGTAAGGACAGCCTCGTCACCATCATCGCGGTTGTCCCAGTAGTCGCCAGCGTATACGCCGCCGAGACAAGCGGAGGAGGCCATGATACCTTCCCCATACTTCTCAAGCATCTTGTAATCCAAGCGCGGATATCTATAAAAATTATCACCTTGATGAGTTTCAGAGACAATTTTGTAAATGTTATTCAAGCCCACCTGATTAAGCGCAACCAGCACGATATGCCTGCGCGCATTGATCTTGTTCTTGGACTTCCTCTTGGAGGCTCCCTCGTCTTCTGTAGATACTTTATCTGTATCAGAAATAATCTTCTTAGCTTGTTTCTTGTCAAGCTTGACTCTCTCATACTCCTCTTTCCACTCTTCTACGGAAGGCACAAAATAGGCCTCGACGCCGAAGATGGGCTTAAAGTCTTTACCTTCCTCCTTCATCTTCTTGGCATGCAATACTTGATAAGACAAGCCATTCATGTTGCCATGATCGGTGAGGGCAAGGGCTGACATGCCGTTTTGATATGCGAAATCCATGTGCTCTTGTGGATATCCAAACCCATCAAAAACTGAGCCGGCAACGCTGTGGGCGTGCAAGCCGACGAACGGAATTTGTGATACAGTTCTCTCCATCTTTTCTCCTTAAGCTACAAAAACAATATAATGATGACTTTAAAAAAGTAAATTACTCATCAAAACTAATCTCGTTCCACTCTTTGTAGCCCAATAAGCTTGGTTTTATAACATTGTTAGACTTGCCCAAAAACGAACAATAGTTAGCCCAGCTATCTATACTCTTGTAATCAGAGATTTCGATTTTCTCATGAGCACTAAAGTCCAAAGTATCGAAAACCTCAGAAGGAGAGAAGTTGCGATAAGAGTACCTCTCGTCTTTTGATAATTTTACAGTGCGAAAAGAGTCAAGCCAAAGACCAGTTGATTTATCTCTGACCTCGCCAACAAGTTGTTCAATGTGCTCTGGAAGCAGAGTCATTCCTAAATATTTATTGTCAACAATAGACTGACCATCGTGATTTAAGATAACACCTTTTTCATAAATAGTCCGCCTGTGGGCTTGAATTGCGTCAGGTGAGTAGTATCCGTATGGCCAAGAGACATAGAAGATATCTGGACGCGTCCATTTGCTCAGAGCGCCGGCAACCTTTAGGGCCGTGCCGGCACCATGTATGGCGCCCCAACTCAGGCAATCTCTCTTTCCCAGGTCACGCGGATGAATCGGCACATAGTAAATTCTAATCATGCGACGGTGTTCATCTCGATTGCTCTCAAAGTGCCGATTAGCGTAGACAGGATCTTCTATCTTTTCTCCAACCTGATACCTTATCAATGGCTGGACGTCGTCATTGCAGACAATCCAGATTGTAGAGCATCCTGCATACGCGCACTCCGCAACCGAGCGTTCTACAGAAAGATAGTTTGGCGCCAAGGGCATCAGACTCTCGTGCCATGGCATATCAAAGTCGCTCCTAAGGCCAGATACCGGTATTATACCTGCAACGTGCTTCTTCATCCCACCTTCACCAAAGTTATATTATTACTTTTTTTGTAGTCCTGCTTGTAGATTGGAAGAACATCTCTCTTCCAAAGTTCTAGCTCAACCCCAGGGAAGCCATGACTACTCAGCAGCGCTTGGGCCTTAAATCTAGACATGGTGTCACTATACTCTATTGAAGATATCTGCTGTCTGGTCATAAATGATTCCACAACCAAATCTTTGCTAGCGTGCTCTCCGTCGCGACGCGAGCTTTGAAAAAGCTGTATCTTTTTTGCAAACTCTTCGCCGTTGGCCTCAATAGAAGTTAAATCTATTTTAGAATGCCTCTTGATATCAAACCAGTCCAAAACCCTATAGCCAAGCAAAACCTGATTAAAGTCAGAATCTAAACCTGCGATGTCCTGCATGCTGAATATAGTGCAGGTCTGGTATTTGACTCTATACATGTTGCCAGACAAGGTAAACACCTTGATGGTGTCACTGTCTAATTCAAAGCGCAAGGATTGAATCAACCCGCCAAAAGGATTCAATCCTTTCTCGTAGAGTTCAACACTAAGCGCAGACCATTGCTCTTCTAAATTATTGCCGGCTGAATCGACATCATAAGAGTGGATAGCAGGATAACTATTGAGCAGTAAATGAGTCTTGTTTTTAGTGGCAAATCGTAATGCATCTAGACTTCCTCCTATGGTTACGGCAGTCCATTGAAAATCAGCACCCGCAGCCGTCTTGCTTGGCTTCACATTCTTCAACTTCTTTTCTCAGCTTCATTATGTTTTTATGCCACTTCCTTAAAACACGGTAGTGTAAAGGCCTCTCCTTGCACCGGCCACCCTTCTTTTTGTAGCGTATGCCGGTCACCCAAGCAGCTAGCCATATCCTATTATCAGTTCTGTATTTGCACTTTCTCTTCACGCCAGGTATCTGGCGAACGATATGCTTCATCCACGCGTGGGCTGAGGCGATCGGATCAGTTCTGTCTAGACCAGGGTTCATTTTTTTATAGACTGGCCAAAGTTGCAGCATCCCAATGGCCATCGGTGTTTTCTTGTTCTTGCTAAACTTTCTGTCACCTTTGGCTTTTGGATTGTAACCAGATTCCCAACATGCTGCTGCTAGGAGCATCCCCTTCATCCCAGCTGGCACGTTATATGATTTTTCAATTTCAACCAACTTCTTCAAAAGCTTCCTATCAACCTTGTCAGGTTTTCGGCGCCGACAATTAAAGATTGCTTGGTCGAGGATCTCATCATAGGTGACTGACATTTGGACCTTTCTAACAGGTTTGACGTACATGTCACTGTCCGCAATTTCAATCAAATGCACAGGCTTTGCGAAGGCCCGATCTATGTCGGTGCTCCCTGCTCCGCTAAAAATAAAATATAAAGGTAACAACCAATCCACTACTTCTCTCCTTCCGCAACTTTAAAGGCGCTCACTGCCGCTGGCCACAAATCTCTTGCTATTTCTAACATGTTATTTGCTAATTGCTGAATCTCCCACTGAGCACCCTCATGCGTTCTAAGACTTATAAACTTAAGTAGGTTGCTTAGATTGACAGTGCCATAATATTCAGTATAAAGATTTTGAGGTAGTACGCCGCGTGCTTGTTCTCTACAAATTCCGCTATCAATTAATTTATTGTAGAGTCGTAGAGATTTGAGGTGATGACCCCTAACGAGATACGACGCACCTGAGCCGCCAGACAGACTACCCTCATCAATCACCGGGTCGATCAAATCGTTAAAGTTACTAGCCTGTCTATTTGATTTATGTTGTGTTCTAAAGCTTTTTGGCTCATAAAACCTAATACCAACATCAGTGTACCTGCGACTGATCTCATTATAGGACCACGTACGATGCCTCATGTGCTGAGACCGCACGAACAAGGGAACACAAATTCTAAAAGTCAAAACATTGTGCTCGAAGGTTGATGTGTGCCTATGCTCAACCAAATATTTAATTAACTTACGATCCTTGTCGTCGATCTCATCCTTGTGTTTTCCAAAAGATACGCGCGCTGCATTAACAATCGTCAAGTCGGTACCCATGCTGTCAACTAGCTCGACAAACCCCACCTTATCATCATATAGGTATTTCCTTTCCATACTCACTCTTTTAAGATTCAACTCGCGCTACGACATGACTCTCCAACACAATGTGGTGGACTTCACCGCCTACGTTAACATGCTCAAGGCTATGGCTGGGCACAACAAGACAACACCCAGACCAAAGGGCAGAATCCTCATGAGCCTTTATCAGCTTCACAACCTTGAAAGGCTCAACATCGATTTTTACATCATCCGGCACAAGTATAGTTGATTTGTCTTGTTTGTCTTCATTGAGGCAAGGCTCAACAACCAAATACCTATTTAGTGGGAATAGCATGTCATGCTCCTGTGATTTTTGTATTAATCTTGTTAAAGTAATTTACAAACTCATTGATGTCGTCGCCGTTCTTCAGCATACGATAAGCTCTCACAACTTGACGCATCTCGTCGCGACTTAGCCACCCGTTTTGAACGTAATTACTTCTCAAATCTCTTTTGTGTTCCTTGTACGGCTCCATCTCATCTTCAATAGCCTTAAACGCTTTAATAAACTCAACTGCGTACTCATCCTTCGTTAGGTCACTCATTATACTCTCCTTTGTTGTTTTTGTTAAGTGATTTCACAGGCGCCGCCAGCACAAGCTAGCTCGCCCGTCAGATTTGTATTATCCTCTGCTTCTATAATTTTAGAAACATCCACCTCTTTTAAAAGGTTAAAACTCTTTTCGTATTCTTCCTTGCTGCAATCTTCGAACGGAGCCTGTTTATAATTGTGATCTGCCCAAGGTAGTACCGACAGGCCGTTATATACATTCTTGTTGTCCCACATCCACTCTGCAACCTCTTCCCATTCTTTTTCCTTAATAGAAATGGTGGCAGACACGTTGTGCGTATTCTGACCCCTGCAGTGGCCCGGGCGGACCCAATCATGAGAAACTGCCTGAACTCTCCTCAGCAAATCCAGAGCGCTCTCTTTTCTAGTGATACTGCCTCTAGGGGCTTGCTGTGGTACAGTTATAACTGCAGTGTCATGAGGTCGAAAGAACTCATCTTCTACGAGTTCTGGATGGTTTACATACAAATACCAATATATGGCCTCATTTTTCCCAACCCGTATTCTCCTCTTGTAGTGTCTGTTGTGCCATGCATGGATGCCACTAGAGGTGCCAAGAGTCAAGGATGTGGTGCCTGCAGGCTTAACACAAGTTGTCCTAGCTGCTGGTTTTATCCCAATCAAGCTTGCGACTCTTTTATTTTCCTTCCTAACAAGCTTGGCTGCAGTCGACATGTCCAAATTAAGAACTTTACCTGATGCGATACCAGTCATAGAAACTCCAATCAATGCATCTTTTTCTGTTGTCCTGCGCCAAATATCTCGCAAATAATGAAAATCAGTGTATCCTGCCTGGAGCGTGCCAATAAAGGCTGCTGCAGTGGCACGTTGCTCATAATCTTGTTGAGACTCTATGTTGGAAGCATTAATTTCAGTCAAATTACAAAATTGGTAGGGCCGGAGGGCAATCTCACAACATGGATTGGTGCCCCAGTCTTTATCGTTAGAGAAATAAAAACCAGGCTCCCCCGAGCCGCTAGCGCGGACGCGCTCCCAGATGTCCATAAAGAATTCTTTAGTGACTCTGTGGCGCATCAAAACTACTGAGTTGTTTGCCCTGCCTCGCTGAGGATTTGTCTCCCACCAGTTTCCTGTTTTCGCAGCGAGCATCTCTTCATCGTCCGCCGAAAAAAGTGAAATAAGAGCAGCACGACGAATCCCCCCGGCGAGAACAGCATCAGCAATGTAGCAAATAATGTCGTGTACTTCGATAGGTTCAAGCTGGTCTCCTGCTTCTTTGCTATCTAAAACTCCCCTGACCTTCAAAAGACATTCTTTTAAAGGCTGGGGGCCTGGGGCTTTGCCGCCAGAAGTAACTAGTCGCGCGCCTTTAGGACGGATGTCACTAAAATCAAAACGCACCCTGGAGCCCCCCTTAAAGTAGGATCCAATTAAAACTTTCACTGCGTCGGCCCAGCCTTCGATTGAGTCCCCAATTAAATATCTCCTAGTCCTCTTTAGGCTAGGTTTTTTGATTTCAGGTAATTTTTCAACGTGGTGCTTCTGCACAGAAAAACCAACACCTGTTCCTCCAAGAAGGAGAAACATGCACTCGCTGAAAGCCAGAATATGATCAACAGGAAGGTAAGCGCAGTTGTAAATCCGGTTAGGAGCCACTTCAATTGGCTTGCCACCGAATTGCATCGATCGCATAGATGGTAAAACTTTTTTTTCATAGACATATTCATAGGCCTCCTTGATCTCGTCCCTTAGATCTGGATACTTCTTAATGTGCATATTTTTATTTCTGGTTACTAACTCTTCCCATGTCTCGCGGCGCTCAAGCTTCGGCTCAAAGCGCGCATATTTCATATGTACTGTGATGTCTGATAAGATTTTATTAGATAGTTCCATCGGCTGCTTCCTTCTTTGTTTTTCTAAATTGTTTGTATTTTTCCTTTAGAGAAGTTGCGACTTGCTGAGGTGACGCGACAGGGCCCACAGAGGGACTGTCGACAGGCGAGAGGACCTGCAGATTGACACAAGACGTGTCCATAAGCATAGGGAACACCAGTCCATCGGGTCCATTTCTATTTTTTGCGATAAACATTCGTGCTGTATTGGCATTTTTGTCTCTTATCGTTCGTGAAACAGAGCAGATAAAGTCTGACACAAAGCACTTATTAAATGCCTCAGAGATAGATTCCATTGTTACCACTTCTGCGTTCAATCCTGTCCTGTTGGTTTGCGAAGCTGTCCAAACAGGACACTTATTTTCTTGCGCAATAGCTCTTAGGTTTTCATAAATAGACTCTAACTCATTCCTCTTCTCTTTAAAAATTGCAGGGGCTCTTAGCAAATCAGCGTAATCTACTAAAATCATATCAATTTTGTGATTTCTTTTTTTTAATTTTTCTAAATGTGCGCGTAAAGTATTCGGAGAGGCGGTCTTTGTGGGGTATTCTTTAATAATAAGCGTCCCTTCAACTTCGCTAATAGCCTCTAAGACATCTTCTTTGCGATGAAATAAGGTAGACAACGGCACTTGACTAATGCAACTGTCGTATCTCTGCCCTGTTACGGCCTCCGACAATTCTAGTGTATAATGCACTACATTTTTGCCTGCTTTTAGCGCTTGGGCGCCCAAGTGTGCCAAAACCATTGATTTTCCTGCGCCCGTGGGGGCGATTACAACACCCATCTCGCCAGTACCTAAGCCGCCTTTCGTCAGCTTGTCAACTTTGTCCCAGCCAGTCGTTACAGGATTACGAGCTTTAATCTCATATCTCATCTCGAAGTCTTTAACAAACTCGTGACCAAAATCATTATCAGTGCCGAGATTCAGAGCCTCATCAATTACTTTTCTAACTTCATCGTATGATGAACTTTGAATTAAGTCGGCCGACTTCATAAGCGCTTCTTTGAGCTTCTGCTTTTTGCAAAAATCCAAAGATGTATCTTTGATGTACTTCTCGTCATCAACACTCTTAATGAGTGTTCGGCTAAAATAGTCTCTTACCTGTTTTTGAGTTGCTTCGTTTTGATTGTCAAGTTCTGTCCTCAGAATAGAGGCAATAATCTTATCAGTTGGATGGACGCCGTATTTTTTTCTATAACCAAACACCACCGAGACAAAGACTCTCAGGTACTTTAGCTCAAAAAAATTTATATCTAAAACTTCTTCAAGTTGATCTGCGAATGGCCGGTCTTGTAAAATTAGTTGACATAAAGTCTCCTGAAATTGTTTTCCATATTTGGAAAAGCTGATATTGTCTGTCATTTCTTCCTCGCTTAAATTTAAGATAACTACGGCATCAAGAGTTGTCTACGCAAATCTTATTAAAATGCTGAAAGATCTCAGAAAAATTAGTTTCGCCAAAGCCATCCTGCAACATCATCTTTATGACCTCAGTCCTATTGAATGTATTGTCCGGAGAGTCTAGTGTGGCATTTATCTCTTTTTTTGAAGAAACTGTAAGCATAGGGGCATAGAGTTGCATCATCTTATAGTTGCGCTCAACAACCTGCCGATGATCTACCACATTTTGGTATGCCTTGATGTCCTTTTCCTCTAGTTGCTTTTCGCAGTGTTCAATTAGGTCATCCACAGTTGCGGCCTGTTCGCTCCGCAGGAATGGGAAGCGGCGGGCGACTGTTTTCAATCCCAAGCCAGGAACACCGTCAAGATTATCTGATTTATCTCCGACGATCGCTCTGGCAATTGCAAAATTATTAGGATGTATATCAAACTTGTCAAGCAAAATTTTTCGATTTACAACTTCTTTCTGTACAGGCCGCATCAAAACGGTGTGCTCATTTAGTAGCTGAAAAAAATCTTTATCGCTCGAAACAATCAACTTTTGCCAGTCTTTAAATCTGGGGTGCTGGGTAACGTAGCCAATGACATCATCAGCCTCTGTGCTATCAAACATAAATTGGACAACTGGCATCTGGTTTAGATATTCGACCAGCCTGGTTTGTTGCCAAATTTTGTTTTCAAGCTCTTCGTGTTCAGACAGGTTTCTGATACCCCTATTGAGCCTAATTGGCTTTCTTCCAGCCTTGTAGTCTTTCTTGATTAGTTTTCTTTTACGAGAGCCTCCAGCACCATCCCAACAAACGACAATCATGTCAGGCTTTGACTCTCTAACAATCTTCTGTAAACTCTGGATGCAGCCCTTGAGACCGCCGATTGGCTGTCCGTTAAGAGACAGACTCGGATTTACAATATAGTTCCTAAAAAATAGGTTCAACTGGTCAATGACCAGCATACGTTTAGAATTTTTCACTCTTTCCTCTAGTTTCTGTAGATTCTGTTTTGGACTTTTCCAACTTTCGTAACAATAAAAGAATAAACACCATCGATCTTTCTAGCTTCAAAAGCCATTTTTTCGACATGCCTTCTCATCGAGTCCTCAGTTTGAAAAAATTTAACTTTCAGATATGTTTTCTCTGCGGATGCGGAAACTTTTTGAGCTGCCTCCTTGACAGTCACAACCGTGATTCCGCATACTCCGCGCAAATTATCTGTTATAAGAGTGAGTCTTTTTGTCCGATCCGAGCGCATTATAACATCCGCTTCATATAGAGTGTCTTTAAGATATTCCCTAACAAGGCTTTTTACAGAATCCATTTAAAATTCTCCGTTTATATAAATAGTACTAAAGCTTGTACATTTCAAACGTTCCTTCATTAGTTGTATAATAAACTCTTTTCACCCCGACATGTCTTAGTGCCTCATGGCACATAGGACAAGGCTTACTAGAACGAAACTCACCTTCTTTGTTAATGCGACAAACATAAATATCTGCGCCTGTGGTGCTGTCTCTCGACAGGCCCAGGACGCAACCAAGTTCGGCATGCACGGTCGCTGGGCCTTGGCCTGACCTTCGAAAACGGTTGCCAAAAGAGCTAAAGTTCTCTTTATTGAAGGAAGCGTTTAGCACAGAGCCGCCCCTGACAAGAACCGCACCATGTCGAATGTTGCCATAAGTACTGTTATGAGCAACATTCCGCGCTAGTTCGAAATTGCGACTAATTTTGCGAGTCACGCTAACTTGCGTGCCTACCGCTTCTGTTCTTGACTTAAAAGACATACACCCTCTAGATAAATATAAGAACCTAGAGGGGAGTAGAAAGAACTACTCAGAATCAATATTATAGAAATCGCTAGCTTTGCCTTCCTTGTTGTCGAAACGCATGATGATCTCCTCATCCATAATCTGGAGCACTCTGGACTTGAATTTTTCATCTTTTAGCTTTTCTTTCCACTTTGCAGCTTGAAACTTGTCAACACTCCCATCTTCATATACAAGGTTATACCAAGCCCCAGCTTGCTTTAGATTATCCGATCCCTTGATTGCCTCAAGCCAGCTTTCTTCGTCCTGAATGCCAACATCGCCGCCCCACATAATTTTAAATGTGCATTGGCGACCCTCAGTGCCAAAGCGACTTTTCTTTAAAGTAACTTTAACTTCTGATCCAACTCGGTAACCATTTTCATCAACAATAAAAGACGCCTTGGCCTTCCTCTTAGTTAGCCAGATACGCAAAGAATAAGCGTAATGCATCGCCTTGCCTCCGGGCGTGACATAGGGAGTGGTCATCGCCTCCGCGACGTTGCTAGTAATGTTGGTCTTAAGCTGATTCAAAACCAAGAACGTTGATTCAGATGCAGCGATTGGCACGGTCAGCTTTGACATGCCTTTTGCAAGAATTCTTGGCTTAACAGCCATCGAGGACTGTGGGTTAAAGTCTCCTTCAACGTCGCTAATTGAAGGAGTAAGCGCCAGCGAGTCCCAAATAAACAACATTCTGTTATCGTTTGAGCCTAGTAGCTCTTCAATTGTCTCCAGCACATATTCAACGCTGGGCGGCTGTAGATATAGGATATTGTCAACGTCGCAGCCTGCGCTGGCTAAAAATTCAGGATCAATAGCTGATTCTGAATCAAAGTATACAACGTCAATGCCCAGCTTTTGAGCATTCGCAGCAATTTGTGCTGCCATATAAGACTTACCTGAGCCTTCAAGTCCAGCGATTTCTACGATCTTTCCGACCGGAACTCCAGCTAGATGGCCCCTGCAGATAACACTATCAAGCCAGCGTGACCCCGTTGAAATCCACTCCTTGACTTGTGTTGGGTTGTCTTTTGTCAGGTCAAAAGCAACCTCTCTGCCTGATTTTTTGTTAATAAGATCTCGCATTTCGCCAATGCTCAAACGACCTAGTTTTTTCGCTTTCTTAGCCACACCTTCCTCCATTAAAAATAAGGCACCTGTAACCCGTGCCTTCCTGCGGTACTTACTAAAGTCTACTTGGTATTAGTACCGGTAGAAGGCGTAACAATCACCTCCTCAACAACAACAGGGGTGTTGTCGCTGTTGATAGGACCAGTAGTCTTAGTGCTAGTTGTGTTGGTTGTATTTGTAGCACTTTCGGTGCCAACGCTAGCGTCCAAACCATTTGAAACTGGGTCCGTATTTGGAGCCGGTGTCGTAGTGGGTTCAGCTACCGTAGTAGTTGTCTCTTCAGCAAACGGGTTACAACCAACCATCATTGCAAGACATGCCATAGTGGCAAAAATTCTAATCATAGTAAAATCCTTTTTAAAAAATAAGGCACCTGTAACCCCGTGCCTTCCTGCGGTTTTCTCTAGGCGCCTAGAAGATCCTCAAAAGCCTGATCAACAGAGCTTTTTTCTGAGTTGCTCGTATACCGAGCAGACTCAACGGATGCATCTTCGGCATCCTCCTCCCCAAGGAGGAACTCATCCAGCATTGCTTGGACTTGCTCCGGCGTCTTACGTTCGAAGACATCGTTAAAGTCCGGAATGCTATCGAGTAGAGTACTAATCTCTTCCTCAGAATCCACGAGCTTGGAGGGACGACGACGGGGGGTGATAGTGGTCTGAGGAAATTGAGCGCCGGCTGGCTTGCCATAATTAATGACAAGGTCAGTGCCCTCATTTACATCAGTAATATCACCGTACTCGGGATTGAGAACGAGATTTAGCAACTCTTTATAGGCCATCTTTCCATAGCCCCATAGTCGCACACCTTCCCCCTCTTCTCCACGGACGAGGACAGGTGAAAAGAAACGCTGTCGTGCAGACAGGTTTTTAGCCATCTTGACGGACTCGTCAGAGCCATCCTTGTATAGCTGTCGGATAAAATCATCAAGCGGATCATCTTCTCCGAAATTCTTCTTAGGGCTCAAGAAACCAGCGTTCTTGCCCAGGTTATAGTGAAACCAATACTGCTTGAATGGATCACCATCGGCAGTTGGTAGAAGGCGAATAGTTTGCTCGCCATCTTCCGGGCGCCAAAAGACGCTCTTGCCATTTCCGCGATTCTCTAAGGCGTCGCGCTTCGCCTTCATTTTTGCAAAATCAATACCCATTATTTTCTCCATTTTAATAGAGTACACCCGGCTAATGTTCCAGATGCCTGATTCTTTTTAACTTAGTTATACAATAGCAACTCTTGCTCAGTAGTAAAACTTTATTCTAAATATTCTTCCTGAACCATGGTGGCATAGTGTTTGGTGTAAACATACGTGTCCTTATAGGCAGTAGAATAAATTGAAAAAGAGGCATTAACCTCTTTCGATGATTTTGTACGCACTGATGATCTGACGTCGTGCAGCAAAGACTTGTTTTCCTCCAAGTGAGAGTTGTTAACTCCAAAGTAGTATACTCTACTTCTGGGCATCTTTAAATCATAAAACAACTTTTCCTCAAAATCCTCGAACTTGACAACACCAATGGTGCTAATCCTCGCAGTATCGGGCTTGCTTGAAAAAGTTGTCAGCAAAGGCTCTGTATTCTCGAATACATTTATCATGTGAAAAGAATTAACAATTGTATCATTAATTGAGCCCCAGTAGTTTTTTAAAGATATGTGCGGCGTCAAGGCTTCTATTTTTTCATTAGAAACAAAGCAGAATTCCTCAATCACGCCAGAGCGAGTGTATTGTTGCAGCACCTGACTAACAACTCGATTTTGCGCAGAAGCGAGAGACGACATGTCTTCTTCGGCAGGCTTAATGTATAGAATTTTTATTTTATTTGTTTTCAACTCTTCAAGCAGGCGAAGAACACAGCCAGAAATAGCTCCGGCGCCGGAAAGCACGAGCAAAAGCTGGTCTTCCGAAAAGTTTAATCCGAGCTTGGTATAGTTTTTTTCGTAACTCTCGTGATCCTGTTGTTTTAAAATTTTTATAAAATTGTCATACCCGGCGTTCTCGACGTCGATGCACGTTGTAGAATACTCAGGAAATGAGGAAAATTTTTGTGCTATCCTGCAACCAGCGGATCCAAGACCTAAAACTCTCATTTTATCTCCTTGAGGTTTCCAAAATTTCTGCCCATGGATAGATTAGCTTTGAAGCGGCCTAGTGATGTATCTGAAAATACGCTAAGGATCTCCTCTAGAAGCTGCTTGTCTTCTCTGTCGACATCCAAAACTACGCTATCATGCACAAGAAACGCAATTTTAGTTTTCTTGCCAGCAAGAAGTTTATCAACCTCAAGCACGCTTCTCAAGAACATGTCGCTGGCGGTGCTTTGTATTAGATAGTTTAAAGCCTTGTCGGGCTCTACCTCTATTGTGCGATTGTACGGCGTAGATACGCAGCCGTCAATATAATATTTTTTAAGCATCTGATGCTTATCAAAGAAGTTTGATAATTTTTTGTTTTTAGCGTTTGGATTGTAGAGCCATGCAAAAACTTTCTTCTTGGCTTCGGCGCGTGTTATCTTAGAGTCAAAAATATTCTCTCGTGCCCACTCATGGATATCAGCTTCGGGCTGGGGATCTCCCATAAGCGAAAGCAAAGTACGAATTTCAGCTGAATTATAATCAAGTTCAACAAACAAATCATTCTGAGGATGGATAACGCTGCGCAAATTCCTGTTTAAGGTTAAGATTGGAAAACTATCTGAGTGTGTGGAGAGTCTTCCTGTTGTTGTACCCCATAAATTATATTTTACTTTTGTTTGTGCATTCTTGATCTTCGCGAAACCCTGCCTTGCAGAAGGATTTATAAAATCAAGGTTTTTTAACTGCAGGTTTAGCTCTTGTGTTGCTATTTTATCGACAAGTGCCGACATGTCAACCATGAAATCATAATTTTTTGGCTTTTTTGTATGCTCAAAGACATAATCAGTTATTTTATTCTTTACCTCACAAAATTCCAGTAAAAACTTCTTAGGCACCAAATCATAAAAACAGACATGATCTAAATTTATCTTGGCGTGCTTAAAAGAAGTCAAAAATGCGGATGCGCGGGAACGAATGTGCTCGTATTCGTCCTTTAAGTGCTCTGGGCAGGCGGCCGTGAGGTCTGCGCCGTGGGCCCAGATCTGAGCGTATTCAATATCGCGACCCTTAAAGTGGGGACTGTAGGACCAAGTTCTACTCAAATCTATATCACCGGGATAGTGACAAAGCTCGCCTTCACAGTAAATCGCATAGCATTCTTTTTTGTTATCTAATGCTTGAAAAAGCAAATTATCCTCTTTTCTTGTTTAAGGAGCCTCGAAGCTCAAGGTCGACTTGTGATGGGTCCGATTTTGACATTTCAGCCAGCTGCTTTCTGTGCTGATATTTGAATCTTGTTTGACCATGCCAATATTCGCCTTCTCTTATAAACTTACTATCCATGTGCCCCTTTGTCAAGTCATTAATGTAATTTAAGCCAGCAATGGGGCCCATGACGTTATTTGAATTCAAAACAATATCAACGTGGTGAGCAAAGCTAGTTTCAGAAAGTTGATGGCCGGTCTCGGCCAGGCGTAAGTGCAATATTATCTTTAGCCAATATTCATCTCCATACACCATCTCTTCAAGTTCGCTTTTTGGATCATCAGGCCCCGGCAGGGGCTGTCTATTCTCGTATTGTCTTTTTACAGTATCAACAAAACAGTCTCCATCAAAAGAAGACTTATGAAATCTTAATTTAATATAAGAACTATACTGTCCATAGAAAGAACTGTAAAGATCAAACATGCTTTTTCTCAAGTTCTCAATTTCTCTTAAGTGTGATTTTTGATAGTAAACATCAAACACACTATCAAACTCCAGGCCATAATTTGCCAAGTATTTTGCAGCACCAGACACAAGCTCGGCGCCTTCCTCTAATCCAGTTTGCTTATTTTTTTTAAAATATTTGCCGCCGGAAGCAACATTAAAAACTATACGCCAAGGTGCGTTTCTATCGACCATAAAGCCAAACTTTCTAGCTGTTTCTACAAAGTGATCATAGTTGTAATCATTTACATATTGAGGAATCTTGTTGTTGGCTACTACATGAGGCTCACTAGCTATATCGATCATAAGCCCGCTTGCATATGGAGAGCAATGATTGGACAATATAAACCCAGTCATGGTGACCGGAAAATAGTAAGCAATTCTTGAAGCGTACCTTAAAAATTCGCGAACAAAATCATTAAAATCATGTATTTTTTCATGGCGGCGGTCCACGCTTAGGTACTCTTGCACGAAATTTACATACATTTTTTGCATGTGCTTGCTGTAATTATAGGCAATATCACCACTCCTTTGAGCTTTATAAGCCTTGAGGAAGCGATTATACGGACTGTCTTTAACAAGGAAAGTTTTTCTTTGATAGTTGGCCTGCAGGTCGCTAAAGGCTTCAGCAGCAAAGTCAGCAACCCACTCTGTTGAGCGCCCGGCGGAAATTTGTTCAAGATTTTCTTTCTCTAGGTATATTGCGTTGCCCTCCCTATCAATACGACCATAAAACAAGTGTTTCTTTTCCAAATCAAACTGAGGCGCAGGCGTGCTGAGAAAGTTTTTTCGTGCGGCTTTCTCGGCAGCAATATTTGCTAACACCTTTGAAGTTTTCCAAAAGCGCTGCTGGGCATCAAATATAGCTTTAGAGAGTTTTGGCATTACAAGGTCATCCTCTTGGTTTTCATTTTGCCATGGCCTAATGTTTTAGCATTTATAATCCTTGTCTCAAACGTTCCAGGCTCAATAACTATTTCTGTTTCTAAAATTAAGAAATAGCCTCCTAGATTTAGTTGATACGCTAAAGAGTTTCTGTCTTCTGCTGATCCTAGACCAAGAAAAGTTGGGTTAGCATAGAAAATCATCCCAGGGGTGAAAAGTGTATTTCCAACCAACGTCAAGTCAACGTCATAAGGAAACGCTAGCTGGCTTATTTGGTCGCCGCCAGCCTCAATAGACTGCAGACTGCGCATTTCTGCTACGCCTGCGATATCTTGTTTTGAGAATTGCATTGTCTTTAAAAGCCCTCGGTCTGAGCCTATATTAAAATGATATATCCCGTCCTTTATATCAGAAACAGCTGTGCCAGTCCTTCTTCTTATGTCGCCAATTGATGACAACTGAAGAAGCAGGTAGTCGTAAGATTTGTGCACAGCGGAATCAGACTTGTATGCGGCAGCAGCTTTTTCTTTATACATAGCCTTAAAGAAGCCATCGTCGACATTGATGACACGCTCGATGGGAAGTAGCTCCTCGCGAGTCCCGCTTTTGGTCTGGCGCCCGGGGAGGCTCACTTGCACATTCTCAACACGAGTTCCTCGTGGTTTGGCCGGGCGTATGCAATCAGCACCCATGCCAGGAAGCACAAGTTCATTCATAAATTTTCTGAGAAAGGTCCCAAGAGACATTGTGACAGCATCTCTTTTAATAACTGCATTTGTAAACCACTCTCTAAAAGTATCGAAGGCTATAGGAAATTGAGACAAGTTGCAATGTTTAAGCTTACCGGTTCGGCTTCTGTATTCCATTGGTCCGATTAGTATTCGCACTCCAGACAAGATAGAGTATAGTGAGTTCTCATCTTGTTCTTTCCAATAACTCTTTGGTTCAAAAATATATTTTTTATCCTCGTGCAGTTGCACGATGCCCGCGTTTTTGCATGCTAATTCAATTACGTCACCAGCAAATATAAAGTGAAATTGATATCTCTCGCCCTCTCTCGCAGCTGTAATCAGCGATCTTGCGTTGTAGTCGACTGGCTTGTCTTTTTTGTCCTTACCTGCGCTCTCGCTACTTGGGCTTCTTGAAAATTCATCCGCATTTTTACTTACATCTGCCATCTTGGCGGCGTCAGCCAAAATCTCGCTACAGACCGCAACTTTAAATGATTCCGCAGCATCACTAATTGCCGCGGTTGTTTGTTTCTTAATTCTTTCTTTTTCTTTTGCCTTGAGCTGCTCCTCTTCGCCAGCAGGTGTCATTTTAGCGCCCTTCGCCAAGGTGTTGCTTAGGCCTAAAACCTCATCCATTTTGCTGCTCGGCACGTTGGCACAAAACAATCTAGTCCCCGTGCCTCGGTCTCCCTTGGCTCCATTAATAAGCTGACTCATGAAAGAGCGGTAAGCCGTTCGACGCAGGGCACCCGCCTTTTCATCAACAGAGGCTTTAAGACCCTGAACGAGTGCCGCGTCCTCGATATCTAACAGCACTTTCTCAGCATTTGTAGAAGATATTTTACCTTTTTTATTTCTAATCTTCTTGCCGGAAAACTCTTCATATATTTTTACAAAAGAGGGCATTTTAAGCAAGCGCGCGACGATAGATTCTCCGTCTGCGACGTCATCCTCCGAGTTTAAATCTTTGTTTGCCTCGGTAAGAAGAAGCTTGATTCTCCCCAGATTAACGGGGCTGGATTCGGGCGACGCGGTCGGCGATATATCACCCTCGCCATCTTTTTTTACCTGCAAGGATGGTTGAAAAACATTTGCGTGGGCTGAAGAAATAGTAGTCTCAATTCGGCCAAAATAATCCGCACTAAGCTCTACACTACCATCGGCCTGTATACTAAAATCATGGCGATGGAGACTTAAAGACACCATTATATTTGAGTTTTCAAGTTTTTTTATGCACTCAATTTCTTTTTTATTAGTAATTCCCAAGCCACGCAAAGAAGATTCAGGCGGTATATTGTAGCCAATCAGCGCTCTGATTTCATAATGCTTGGGGTTGTATTCTTCTGTTTGGCGGTTTATCTTCCCTTCAGGAAACAATACCAAGTCAACATATCTTATATCGCGTTGGCCGGCTGGTCGGGCCACTAAATCTTTCAAACCTTTAAATTTTAAACTCAAAGAGCACTTAATATTCCTCTCTATGCCGCCATGGTCGCGTCCAATATGTCTTAATGTAAAAGACCTGAGGCCTACATTTCTCCAGTTTGCCTGAGAGGATTCAGATGCAAGATAGCTTGATACACTAGCAGACTGCTGTTTTCCGAAATTATCAGCAAATTTAATTTCTTTCATTGTTGGCTCTGAGAGGGGTATTATCTGACCTTCGTCATCGGTAGTAGTATACCTGACCTTGAAGAGTCGCACTTTTGGATGCAGAAGAGACAAAGTGGAGCTTTTGATGTTATAAAAACAACTCAAGTCACCTAAACCCTTCAGGGAGCTAACGATTGTTGGTGTGTGTCCTTTAATTTGGCGAAAAGTCCTGTATTCGAACAAATCCTCCCTAGAATTAGCGAATTCAAGAACACTGTCAATGTTTTGAGAAAGTATGCACTGTTGAATATTTCTATGTGTGCGCTCTTGGCGCAGAAAAGCCTTCCTTCTCTTTTCCTCCAGAACCTTAGGGTCTACTTTTTCTTTTTTTTCTTCTTTCGACATTCTGAAGCCTCTTTAGTAGCCCAAGTAAGGCAAGACCGCCTCAAGAGGGAAGGGTATGTATATCACATCGCCTTTCCTGAGGTGTGACTCAGTCGGCTTCTTATTAAAAAGGCCAATAACCCACCACATCTTTGGATCTGAATAGTGCTCACTGGCCAATTTAAAATATCTGTCGCCTTCGCCCCAGATGTGCTCGATAGTTGAAAAATTTTCTATTTCAGAGACAGTTGGATGTCTGAAGATTGAAGTATCATATTGCCGAATGCTAGAAATGCCTCTACTCTTCAACAGTTGTTTGTAATTTTGTTTTTCATTTTTAAAAATATTGTTTTTAGAATATCTCATGTTTTTGTTTGACTCCCCATCATTCCACTTGCGCCTGCTGCAGCAACCTTTCCATCAGCACCCTCGCTGGCGCCGGGCGCGTCTGCGACTGTTGGAGATGCTGATTTTGCCGGGCGCGTGGTGCCTTTGCCCAACCCATAGCCGTATGGGAATCCGATGGTATCACCGCCGCGCCACTCTCCACTTTGCAGATCCCAACCTAAAGAATGATCATGTACGACACTTAGATTAACGCTTAGGCTAAAGTTTTTAGGAATCAAAAGTTTGCTGGGTCCGGACTTGCCTTTTAGTTTGCGATCCACACTGTCAAAGTCAATATAAATAAATCCAGAATTTACCTCAGGTGAGACTTCAACTCCTGACATGGTGCACAAAAGACCTCGGTCGCCGCGTGCATGCGAAATCATATTTGCATACTTAACTCTAAACAACGGCGAAGCTGCAATAGACGTGGCGTCGCCTTGACTTGCGTACGCTGGGTATTGCGAGGCTATAAGCAGATTTAGATTATTTAAGTTCCTCAAAGCGCTCTCTTTTGACGTCGAAGGAACAGTCCAACTTATGCTTATTGTTCTTTCTGACTTCTGCCATATGTGATATGGGTCTGGGCGTCCAAAAGGCTGCTCTGGTTGGTGATCATGCCTAAAATTATCGGACATGCTCTTGATGAAGGCCATAAAAGTGATCACAGGAGCGTTTCTAACATGGACTGGAATGAACTCTAAAACTGTGCCAGTTTGAGCTTCTGGTGAAGAGCCAAAAGCGGCGTTGTCTTTTTTAAATTCAGCATTAACAGATGCCGCCTTACCAAGTGCTGCTCTTTCGTTTGCAAAAAATTTAGACATCGATGCGCACCTCCCTATCTACCATAATTCTCAATTGTGTGCTCAATAAACTCTTTCAAGGTTCGGATGATTGTTTCGTATCCAACCTCAGCACCGCCTGTTTGAGAATTTTTAAGCTGCAGCTCGTACATTTTTTGTAATATGTCAAGACCGGCGCCTCCCATGGGATCAAGGCCAATACCCATAGCTCGTCGAGTAGCTTCCGGGCCTGTTTCGGCCCTCAGTTCAGCCAAACCAGGGGCAGTACCAAGCTTGCGCTTTGTTAGCTCTTTTGCTTTCTTTTCAGCCTCAGTCTCAACTGGCTTAGCTTTAAGGTTTCTTTGATAATCTTTAAATTGCAGCACTGCATCGCGCATGGACGTTCCCGGATCGCGGTCTTTTATAAAGTCTTTCAGAGTTTTTGCTTTCGCTGCTTCTGCTTTCTTTGGCGTCGTAGCAGCCTTTTTTTGTTCTGCTTTCAATTTCTGCATTTTTTGATTTACATGGAACTCTGCCATTTTTTGGGCTTTCGCTTCCATTTCTTCTTCTGACATGCCGGTCTTCTTGGCCCATTCGCCCATGACGGTCTTTGAATCTTTCAGCTGCCTTAGAGCCATCTCTTTCCTAGCTTCAAGCATCATCTTTCTCATCGCAGGCATGGCGCTAGCGGAGCCGACGAAATCTCTACCGCCGCCGCCACCACCACCGGTCTTGGGCTTTCCTTTTGCCTTTGCGCGAAATTGCTCATTTTGCTCTTCGAGCATTTTCTTCAACGCTTCATCGTCGATTTTGCTCATATCCACTACGTTTCGGGATTCGTCGAAGTACGTAGCCCGGGATCTTCCGCGATCAGCGCCGCGAAGCAAGCGCGCGGGGTCTTTTGCTTTGTTGAAAAAACCTTCGGCCGCGTCTGTGCCAGCTGTCAATGCGTGCATTGCCATCTCAGGCATGAGCGTAGCTAGCTTTGCAAGATTGCCGCCAATCTTCTCAGTAAGGATGCGAGAAATTTTATCGATATTGTCGGCCTGCTTGTAGACAACCGCGTTGACTCTGTCTGTCAAAGTCTGAGACGCGTCGAGCTTGTCCTGTATCAATTTTAAGTTTTTCGCAGGGTCTTTCGCATCCACAGCTTTGGCTTGTTTGTCTAACTCACCGGTCAAAGCTGAAGTAGTTGCACTAAACATTCTCTGCGCTGTGGGGACGTCCACCTTTAAGATGCCAGCAAAAACTTGCTGTTGTCGACGATCTAACTCAGAGAAATCTTTATCTAGGCCACCCATTGCTTTTTGTATTATTTTAATTTTATCATCAGGCGCTGCGTGGACTAGCTCCATGACAGAGATCTTGTTTTGGCCCAGCATGGCGTTGAGGCGGCCGGCTGCTTCTGCGGCGCCTTCAAAAGTGTCCATGCCCATGGCCATATCGGTTAGTTTAGACACCTCGACACCAGTAGCTTTTGCGACTGCTTGCATGCCGGCAAAAGTCTTAATAATGTCTTTCTTGCCAAACATTGCAATCTTAGGAGCCATCTTGACAAAATCATCAAAATTCTGGTTTAGGTTAATATCCAGAGCGTCCCCAACAGCAAGTATGTGGTCCATTGTTTTAACCATTTGCGGACCTTGCATTTGGAGCGCTCTGTTGAAGAAATCAAGCGTACCTGCAGTAGTTTTCGTACTGACGCCAAATTTTGCCAGAACTGCCATTCGCTGACTTATGACAGTTGCGCCGGCACGGAGCCTTTTGTCGCTTTCTAGCTGCTCTCTTCTGAATGCCATAATAGTCGAAGTCAGATCAACCATAGACTTTCTAGATTCTTTTGCTGTAATGCCAGTATCTTTTAGCGTACCGCCAAACTCTTCGTAAGCTTTCCGCGTTAAGCTCGCATCCGGTCCTGCAATATCAGGATCAAGAGGCGCCATTGTGGCTACAAAGACATCACGCAAATTTTCAGACTGCAATCCGGTGGCTTTAACGAATGCTCTATATTCGTCATCCATCTCGCCAATGGCATTCTTAAACTTAGTCTTCGCGCTATCCATAGTTGATTGAAGGGTATCCAAGCCAAACCCTGTGCCCTGGCCGAGGGCCTCACCAAGCTGTTGTTTAAAATACCCCATAGCGCCCAGCTTCTTAAACTCCGTGAACTTTCTGATGGCCTTCGCGACGGCGCCGGGGTCAGTGCCCATTTTCCCAGCAGGCGATGGTGCACCGGCAGTGCCCATCTTTCTCTGATTTTTATAATACTCTTCTTGTAGTCTGAGTCCTTTGCCCCACGCAGTGGCTTCTTTTTCCGCGGGACTCTGACCCTTGCCGGGTGCAGAAGAGGCTGCTTTGACTCTTTCGAACGAAGTAAGAACCTCCTTTAAGGAGGCGGTTATACCGGCTGTTCCGGTCTTAATTTCTGCAAGGATCTGCTTTACAGCTAGCGCTGCGTTAGCTTGCTCTTTGAGGCCGTCGGCTTTGACTTGCTTTTCAGCATCTTTGGCTAGCAACTCTGCCTGTTTTAGTCTAGTTTCGGCAAATTTGGTCATTTGCTCGCCAGACGTATTCACGACACGAAGAAGCTCTTGAAAACCAGCAACTTGCCCCTGTGTAAGGTTTGTAACTTGCAGCATGCCTTCTTTTAAGGCATTAAGGTTCTCTAGGGCTTCCTTTATTTTTTCTGGATCAAAGGCCATTGGTGTCTCCTCGCTAGTATAAATAGTCTAATGGAGCAAACTAAACACAGCAGAACTACTCGTTAGCCTTTTCGATCGCTTCTTTCTCATCTTCAAATTGCTTGTTCAGGCGTTGTATATACCAGCGTCGGAGACCGACAGGCAGGTTGTAAGCTTCAATGAAACTCCAACCTCCATGGTATTTGAGTAAAAAGAACTCCTCATATACGCCCTCAATGTATTCATCACCCAGGCCAAAAAAAGTCCGTATTAAACGGCACCTCCATGTCTTCTATATGACCACAGTTTGAACATGCAAACGTTTGGGTGAGGTCAACTGCAGGCGTAAGCTGCGAATACAATTTTCTCAAGTGTTTTGAGTCAGAAATAGGCATAACGCCCACAAAGCGCTTGATTGTCCAACGATCATCGTCGCCGTTGACCGCCTTAATGATCATCATCAACTGGTCAGTTACAACTGATTCGCCTTTGCCCTTTTTGTTGCTGTTTTGAGCAAACAACTTTGACTCTTCGTGACCAGTCATTAGCGACACGCCAACAACAACTTTAGATTTTGGCAACTCAATCAAAAACAATCCAGACTCTTCATCATGTTTGATTTTATTTTCTGCCAAAAAGTTTTGATCTGTGCAGTTGTTAACTATCTTCTTCTCTTCCAAGTCAAAAACGTGCTCTTCGTTAGAAGAGCATGCAGGACACTCAACGATTGTCTCATATGAGCTTCCAAACGCACTTGCGCGGGCCGCAACCAGAATAGCGTTGCGATCGCCAGTCAACAAAGACAAACCTTTAATGTTCTTATTGACCATGATGCTATCAATAAGCCTATCGAGCGCAACACCTCTTTTTATGAGAGCCGTCGAGGATAAAATATCCTCCTCCTTGGCCGTCATAAACTTAATTTCTAAATCTTTGGCACCGTGCAGCGGGTGACCTTCGGGATAAAACCGACCTGCTGAAGGTAATTCAACAAATTCAGTTGGAACCGAGAAAGATAAACCAGTTTGAGCTTGACCGCCGTTAAAAACCTCTGGTATTACGCCATCAGAAGCTTCGCCAGGCTTTGGTCCAAGCCGATCCTCATTGTTCCTCATTCAAACCTCTCAAGAATGTTACATTCTTATTATACACACATTAAAGATAAATTAAAGATTAATTTTAACTATAAGGCATGAAAGACGTGATTTTTTCGTATTTAGCATAATCATATGCAATATCAATCCCAACTTCGACTAAGCCATTGTTGCCGTAATCCAGGCTTTCACCCCACTTAATGCTGGTAATGAAAGGATTGACTAATGACCATACCTCTTTTACGTTCGCATTTTCAGGGACGCCGGCATCGTTGGTGGTGCCACCGTCAAGCTGCTTAATTGTAATTCCGCCAATAGCTTCAACTGCGGCTTTCTTTGTAATACCGACTGCGGCATCTACCCTGTTACCCGGTAGACGATATCCCATGGACTTCATTACATGCCAAAATTCGCTTCCCATGTCAGCTTGAAAGGAGTCAATAAGAGTAACGCTGATGGGTTCCCATTTAACCTTGGTGGGAAACTTAAAAACATGATTTAAAAAGTTATGCTCTTCTGCGTCTTGGCTAAAAGACGGCTTCTTAGCTACCTTTGCCATAAACTCAACGTCGCTTACGTTGGCAAAGTTTAAAATCCATCGAAACTGCCTTTTGGGCTCAAATGCATTTGGGTTCGTTGCTTTACTAAAAAATGTACTCATTAAAGTTGTCTCCTTCCAATTTTAAATAGCATGAAAAAATATTTTAGTCGTCAAAAGAGGCTCCGGAGCGCGTAATAATGAAATCAAGCGCGATGTACTCAATTGCTCGTGCAGGTTTAAGGTAAATTTTCGCATACATAATGTTACGGTCAATTAAGTCCGGAGTTGTAGTCGTCCCGTCAAGAACAACCTTGTAATCCGTAAGACCAAACCCTGCCTTTACACTGTCCAGGAGGGGGTCAACTTGACCAATGAATCTATCCCAGGTCTTCTGCACGTTTTGGTCAAATAAGATTCGAGATGCAATTTTAGAAATTCTCTTCTTAAGGAAGATGAGAAGTCTTCTAACGTTAATTCTGTCCAGCGCTGAAGGTGTTACTTGCAGCGTTTTTTGACCAAAGATTACAATTCCTTCCGCTGGGAAGCTAGCAATCGGGTTGATGTTAGCATCATACAGCTTGTCACGCTCTTTGGAGGTAACACGCTGGCGTACGCCAACGACCGGGATGCCTGCAGAACCTTCGCTTAGGCCGCCTCTTGTGAAGCCAGCTGGTGCAAACCAAACATCAGATTTTCTCTGCGAGCTTGAGAACGTGCCCAAGGCTACAACAGATGGCGGAACGTAAAGAATGGAGTTATTGATAGTGTCGCGCACTTGGACCCATGGGTAGAAAGCGCAACCATAGCTTGAGTTAAGGCCCATGGCCTTAAGATTCGACACAGTCGTATCAACACTACCAACTCTTGCTGTTTCAGTCGTGTTGGTTTCATGCTTGGGCACGTAGCCGCCAGGCAAGTCGATTATTGCCAACGAGTCGCCGCGATCCTCGCATGCGTTAACAAGGGCTGTCGTCAAGTTAGTGTTGGTAAGGCCCGGCATGCAAGCAGTATCAAACTCAACATACTCGGAATCTGACAAGATATCAATGGCCTTTTTGACAGAGTAATAAGCATAGTTAGTCGTAACGCCGCCGCCGTCCAAGTAGTTATTTCGGAAAGGATCAGCTTCTTGAATCTTCAAGCCGTCGCGGCCTCCCCACATGGGCGAAGTAAAGCGGTTGAAGCCCTTGTCAAGAACACCCTCAGAGCCTGACCTTGCAGTCAGAGAAAGGTTATCTGCGCGGGATCCCGAAGTCCAAATGGCTGTTGAAGTATCAGTGTTGTCCCCATCGCTGTCTCTTAAGCGAACATCGTCAAGCGTGAACACCCAAGAATACTCAGTGTTGTTTGAAGACACAGCATGCTGATCAAGACCAGCAGGACCGGCGCGAAGCAGATCCAGGTTGGTATGATCGAAAATGCGCGTACCTTCAATAACAGACTGATATCCAAAGTAAGCTTGCGTATCCAGCACCAGGTCTCCCTCTGAAGAGGAAACGCGCGTGCGAGTGCGAGGCCAGTC